CAGTTGCTGTGCCGAGTTCAATGTTCTTGTCGTCAACAGTCAGAGTTGTACTGTTGATTGTTGTAGTTGTGCCATTTACAACTAGGTCACCGTTAATAGTTGTAGTGCTGTTTGAGGCACCGATGTTAACGGCAGTAGCCGCACCAGCGAAGTTAACAGTGGTAGCGGTGGTATTGACTAGATCAAACGAGGTAGAAGCAGTTGTGATGCTAGTACTAATGGCTGGTGAGATGCTAAAGACCGCCTTAGCACCACTTGAATAACCAGTCTCATCAGATAGTACTGTTGCAAGTTCGGCTGAGGTAGTTGATGCAAACTGGCTCAGACCGGTGGCTGTTACAGCAATACCGGTAATGACACCACTGTTTCCGTTTACACTGACAACACCGGTTGACGACGTGAGGTATGTGGTGGTGTCAACAGACCATGTTCCTGATCCGTTGGTCTTGAGGAACCCGGATGTCCCCGTAAGTGCGGCGATGGCGGCTAGGTCAGCGTCGTATGGTTGCCAAGTACCAGAGCCACCTGACGATAGTTCTACCCAAGTAGATCCGTTGTAGTATTTAACTTTGTTAACACCAGAACTGGTGTCAAAGTAGATACCACCAGCCTTAGCACTTGTGCTTGGAGGAGTGCTTAAGTTTTGAAGAACAACATTACGGAGTTCATTACCGTTAAGGTCAACATTATTTAGAAATTTAGACATTTAAACCTCACGATAAGTACGCTTTTCCACCAAACGAGGCAGAAAAGGCGATAGAAACGACATTCAACGATACATATGTTACATCACCCAGAACTGTATTTCCTCCGCTGTCAACAACAGTAACAGATGGGTAGAAGCCTAAGTTGTGGGTAATTGTCCACGTTGCTGACGAAACATTCTGGCTATGGATGTATGAACCGGCTGATGGTATTACAAAGTTCAATACTTGGTTGGGAGCGGTACCAGTAATAGTTACATCTAACTCACCGGCCTCTACGGTACCAATACTTAGGGTGTTTGGTGGACCTGCCGGTCCTTGATCAATTTTCTCTACAACTGAGGTGCGGGGAACACCAATAGTTACAGAAGATCTTGGTTTTTGAGAGTTGACCTCAACAGTATTAGGACCATTTTTAATGATCTCTACAGATGCTTTGTCATCACTAATCTGTACTGTTCCCATTACGGCATCACCGATACAGAAGGTTCAATTACCAAAGTACCTTTTGTAAGCCTGCTCCAGTCTCCTGCGCTGTCCTGAACGAAGATGTCAAAACTATAAGAACCTGCTGATATGGTGTTTGTATTAGAGATGTGCAGGATAAGACTTGCTCCAGTTGCTGGGGCTAAGTAACCACGGCGGTTTCCGGTCAATCCAGTAATAGTGGCTTCTGATGGAGCGGAAGAGTACCAACGAAGATCAATGACGGTGGCCCCAGCAGTATCCTGTGCCTGCATGTAAGCGTTTTGTACCGACACAATATCCCCGTTAGAGTCACGCCATGTGAAGGTACGGTAAAAGTCCTCGCCCTTTCCAAGACGCAATTCCATATAATCAATCTCCTCTAGAGGGGTTATATTGCCCAGTTCTGATACTGATATGATACCTTTTGCAACAGGGCGAGTTACTGTGGTGCTGTCTCCGTCGTACAATGCTCTCTTTGGAAGAGTTGCTACAACGTCAAACTCAAGATCACCGGCTGGTAGATCCTTTGTTTCTTCTTCTGTTAAAGAAACTAAGATTCCACCTTCTGGAGTTATGGTGGTACCAAACTCCATGCGCCCAATACTGCTTGTTTTTACAACACCCCAAGAGTCGGTGGGCTTTATGATGCGGTGAGACCACTTGTCTCTAACAATAATCAATCTTTGCCAAGGAAGTCCCTTGGTAGCATTGTAGGTAAGATAAGTAGTCATACTTCCCATTCTAACTTATATGGAAGATAGGGGTGGACCATCCTCGGACAGTCCACCCCATTAAAGAGTACTCGTGTATTTATTATACACTCTTTTTAACGGGTTTACGGACTACCTTCGGCTGTTCCATGTTGGTTACACGCTCGTCAAGGCGGTCAACCTTTGCGTCTATGCGATCCACTTTGCTGTCTAGCCGATCTTGTTTACCTTCAATGCGGCTAAGGGCTTCCATGTTTTTACCGTGTTGCTCGGTGTTCCTTTTATCAAAGCGTGATAGGAACCACATGACTGGACCGCCGATTAGGGCGACGACGACGGGAATGTATACCGGCTCCATTACTCAGAGCCATCCTTCTTACCAGACGAGATTGCTCTACCAGCGGCAAGACCAGTGAGAGCACCACCAATGCTAAACATAAGAGGCTCAAGGATTTTAAGGAATGCCGCATCATTGGGACTTTGCTCCGCAGGTTGGTACACGAAGATAAGTGAATAAAGTAGAGCACCCACACTTCCTAGTAGGACACTCACTAAGCAGATGATTACAACGGCCCGTGTACGGGCTTCAATCTCTTCTGCTGATAACCGCTTACGATTACGGTTGTTGGATGCTGACTGGGTAAGTCGTTGTCTGGTTTCTTGGGTCATCTGCTGGATTCCTATACCGGTCTGAACATGCGGATACAAATGTAGCAAAGGCTGTCAGTGTAAGTATAGACAATAAAATCTTACTAGGCATTGCAACCTCTCCTTTCATTCTACTTCATCTTTACGAAGAGCACCGGCAAGGTGGGCAACCAAAGAGATACCTGAAATCCATAAACCTATTGTTTGGGTGGTTCCACTAAGTGTAATTAGTACAAGAGCAGTACCTCCTAAGGTCCAAGCAAGGGAGGAGGTTTCGGATAGGAGTTTTTTAAACATCATCGTTTCCTTGAAGTTACGGGGGCTGGAGTGGCAAATGAAGCGGCGGCGGCGGCAACAACCACACGACGTGCTCCTACGGATATGTTTGATCCGGTTGGTACATAAGTATCAAATTGTCCACCAAAGACGTTGATCTGGGATTCAAATTCTTGTTTTACGTCATCTGGGGCGTTGGTTAACGCTTCCGACAATGCCTCTGCTTGTTCACCCGTCAGTTCATCGGGGACAATAGAATCAATAAGTTCTACTACCTGATCATCAGATAGTTCATTAAGTACTTCTTCGCTGAAGACAGCGGCAATTGATTCCTCGGTTAGTTCACTTACTTCTATAGATTCTACTAGGTCAGCAAGTTCTTCGCTAGATAGATCTAAAATCTCTTCTTCAGAAATCTGTGGGCCATTGTCCACAGGTACAGTCGTCGGTATGGTCGTGCTGGTAGACGAACTGGTTGACTCCGGTATGGAGGTGCTCGTAGATGTTGAGGCGACCGTTGTTGTAGTAGACGTAGTAGGGGGAAGTGTCGGGGGCGTTGCAGGAGGGGCAATAGGGAGTGGTGCGGTCGTCGTAGTAGTTTCCACAGGGACAGTAGGTGTTACCGGGATAACAGATGTAACAGTCGGGGCCGCAGTGGTTGTCGTAGTCAACTCCACTGTAGTTGTTGTCTCCACCACCGTAGTTGTAGTCGTTGTTGGTTCCGTTACAGGGACAGTCGTTTCGGGGACAGTGGTAGTAGTTGTCGTCGTCGGTTCCGTGGATGTTGTAGTTGATACCCATGTAGTCGTAGTCTCCGGTACGGTGGTTGTTGGAGTAAGATCAGTTGTTAAGGTATATGACGAACCATACCATGCGTCAGGGTTTCCACAACACACTCCAGTACGCAGTCTATAGGTACCCGGTTGTACAGAAACCCTAAGATATGAGTCCAACCCAAAGTAATCATCATTTTGGGCTACTAAAGTATCTACACCGCTACTTTCGTAACGGTAAAACCATAACATAGAGTCAATACCGTACTGCTGGGCGTACGTTCGCACCTCAAAGGTACTGGGTTCAGTAAACGCAAAGTAAAAATCCTGAGCACCAGTAACAAGGGTATCTGAAGCCTTGGCTGTACTTACGGGGAAAATTGATAAAACTAATAAAGACCACTTTGATATCTGTATGATACTTCTCAGTAGTTTTTTAATCAATACACTCCCTCACAACATGCATCTCGCCTACCACAATCTTTACACTTGTAGTGTGCATGTTCTGGGACAAGTTCTCCACCACAGTAGACACACTGGGTAGATAAATCACACTGTATATCAGTTTCTTTGCTCACTAATACAGTATAACAGTACCGGGTACGGGAATTGAACCCGTCTACGAGTGTATATAAGACACCTTGCGTCAACCAGACGCACCACCCGGTGAGTTCTTTATGCTCGGCAATGTATGGCGAATTGCCAATACCACTTGCCTACAACAGGCCAGTTGATATTTGTTGATGGGTCTTCCCACCATTTAGAAGTCGCATTATTTGGAATGCGATCAAAGTAGTCTTCAATCTGTGTAAAGCCAAGTTTCTTTACTATTTCTTCAACACGTTGGTGATGACAGTTCCAATGGTGTGTTGCGCCATCCCACCATTGGTGCTCTCTGTCGGGTTGATAGTTGTGTTCTTGATGCTCCATTGTAGAAAGAACCATTTCCCAAGGCTCTAGGCCGTCTTTCCAACGCTGAATAGTTTTATGCACATCAGGACCAACAATAAGTATGGGAGCATTAGGTTTTGCCATTCGCTTCATGTCTTGAAGGAACGGAACAACTTTGTCCCAGTCAATGTGCTCAATCACATGTCCAAGGTAAATGGCATCAAAGTAAGAGTCTTCAAAAGGATATGGTTCATCAGGGGTTACTTGCACGTCGGGCTTTGTGTGCTCATCTACCCATACATCACAGTTAACCCAACCGTTTGCGTAATGTGTCCCGCACCCAGCGTTAAGTAGTTTCATCAGTCTTTACCGTAATACATTGTAAGATCTGTTTGCAAGGGAAAGTAGTAACCACCATTTGGTGATTTGACCGCAGGAGGCATATCAGGGCGATGATTAATCCCAGAGTAGTGAGCGATGAGGGACCGCCGTTCCATCCCCGGTACGGTTGGCGCAGAACCACGGTGCATGAGTCGCCCGTGCCAGATCAAGACATCACCACGGTTGGGAAGGTAGGAGACAACATTGTCACCTTCCTTCATGATTTTATCCTCAAAAATGGGAGTCAAGATTCGCTCTGAGAACTTGGGCCAGCGATGGTCACGTTCTTCAGGTGACAGAGCCTGAAGAATGCGCTCTCGTGTTACTTGTCGCCATCTATGGGACTTTGGGACAAACTGAAACGGACCAGAATCTGGGTGAATCTTTCCTAGAGCAATCCATACTGCGGCGTAGTAATCGCCAACATGTGGAGGGTTCAGGTAAGAGTCTTGGTGCCAATCACGCTGAGTTGACCGCCATCCGGTCAAATTCAAATGAAGACCGGCAGGTTCTCCAATAAGTTTCTCCAACTGGTCTGCTAATGGTTTGTAAGTAAGAAGATCCAACAACTCTGGATGGCGTGTATAGGGAATAGGGTCAGGCCAACCCATTGGACGTTCTGCGTTTTCCCGTAACCAACATTCCTCATACTTGACCATTAGGTCTTCGGGAAAGAAATTGGAAAGAATAACAACACCGTCACTGTTCCAGTCTGCTGGAGACTTTTCGGGTGCTGGTACTGTTAGTTCTTCAAATGTCATTACTTACGCCAAACTGATGGAGAGTGAGCCGCCTCAACGGCATCACGGTGGTCATTGTCTTCATACAACCGAATGACGTGGATACAAGGATCTCCCTCGTAATACTCATCCAGTTCTGCTTCTGACATGGGCAATCCGTCGTGTGTGTAGCACACAGCAGGACCGCACCAACCGTTGTTCATTCCTGTTTTTAACCATTCATTAAAGTTCATGAGTGCCACTGTACCATCATTTAGATGACTGTCAAATCAAGTTACGGGCCTTTTGTTCCTCACGAATGTCGTAACGACTTACGTTGTAATAAGACGGAGCATTGTCACGGAACAGGTCGTCATCAGGAACGTCTTGCAACGCCTGATTACTAATCTCATAAAGACGTTGGGACACAACACTATGTGGGCTGATATCACTTTCAAGGTACAGCCCTCTAGGACCATACTTTTTACGATCATCAGGGTTTCTCCTAGTAGAGTCACCTATAACATATCCACGATGATTAATTGCCATAATTTATCCTAACTAAAGCAGTTGCATCCAGCATTAAAATGTAAAGAACGCTTAGGTTCTTCACTTGGAACTATGACGTTTCCCTCATCATCTGTGCGTGAGTAAATGTTCTCGTACGCAGGATTCAGTGGATTGAAGTTCTTAGCGTTCCGTGCTCTGGATCGTGTCATATCACGAGCATGGTTATCTAACGCCAACTCCTCTTTGGTCATCTTAGAACGACGGTCTTGAATACCCTTTTCAATATCTTGAGCAAAATGAAAGTATTGAAGTTTAAAAAGACCGCCAACTTCAGGTCGTACATACCTACGGTCTATGTAGTATTTTTGACCATCACTAGCCTCGTAGTGATCGGTCATTTCTACTTCGCTCTCACGACCGTGTGGGTATGGGTAAGGAAGATCAATAGGTGGTTTAGGCATAGTTATTTTACAATTCCGTGCTTTGCAATTATTTGATCAATTTTAGAACGAGTTGCTTCTGCATGCTCTTCTTTAAAACCTTTTGGTAATTCTGGAAGTTGAGCACCAGACTGACGAGCAAGACCGTAGGCTTTTGCGTACTCAATCTTTTTATCGTACACTAATTTGTCAATCCATTTAGAAATCTCTGGGTGTAGTTCCCCAGATTGGCTCATTCCTGCTATTTCATCACGTTTTGCTTTTTCAGCAGTATGCGCTTTCAATCTGTCACGAAGGTCTTCTCCTCGTGTGTCCTCATACTTAAACCTTGTTTTACCACCATGAGGATCTTTTACTACGGACATTCCACGTTTATTGACATACCGTTCTCGGGCAAGCACATGTTGATTTCGTGCTTGGCGTTCAATAGTGTGTTCAAACGGTACTTCTGTCCGTGCTCCAGCCAGTAACGCTTCACCACGGGGAGACCTAGCAATAGGTGCTCCCGCTGGATTACCAAAGCGGTCAATATCTGGTGCAATGTCTGGGAATAGGGACTGTTGGATATGGTCCCCTTCAACCGCTTTGATACGGTTTTGATATTCCGTTTCATGAGGAAGGTCAGTATGTCCCATTTCTTTTTGCAGTAGGTGGGTTGTCATACGATGTATGGCAGATGTGTCTCGTCTTGGGTTACGCTTACCCTCTAAATTAAGATCGTCCCTTAAAGTACCTGCTAAACGGGTTGCTTCAAGGATAAGGGAAGCAGGAACAACTTTTCCTGTTTGGTGTGAATAGTCAAAAGCCGTTTGATATGCCTGTGCCGCATCATCGCCACCAACACTTCTAAAAAAGTCAGGACTGTACATGGTATTAAAATTACCTTTGCCCTGATACTTAGTACGATACCCCTCGGCAGATCCCTCGGTAATGGGGGTAGCGTTAAAGTGAATTGAGGGTGCTTCTAACTCACGGTAGCGACCAGTATCAAAGTGTGCGTATCGGCTAAGGTTTTTACGACCAGATTTTCTAATGGCACTTCTGTCTGGGTTTGTAAATAAAACACCTATACCGCCGTCCATAGATTTTGGTGCCTCTAGGTCTGGGGCATTCGCATCATTTTCCCAGATCCTTCTATGTACTTTATGTAATTCTAATTCTAATTGTGATTGGCTTAAGTCGTGTTGAAGAACGTGCGCTAATTCGTGAACCATGACGGCACGGCGGCTTTCCATAGGAAGGCTTGATTTGTAGGTGACCTCTCCACTTGTTATGTCGTGGGTGCCACCTACACCCTTAGTTAACGAACTAAAAAAGCCTTTTCCTGAATCAGATACAACAACTGACCCAGCACGTTGTAAATCAGTAACAGGCATATCTGACAGCCTTAACATGTTTACAACATCATTAGTTGGTTCTGAAAACGAACTACGTTTTCCACGACTCATATTTAAGTTATCGTGGAATAACTCACGAGACATGGCCTTACCTAATTGATTTCTATACAAAGAGTTAAACCTATCTCCATATAGATAGTTTTCTTTGATAGTAGATATGCGGAAGTCTTTTTCTGCTTTATCTAAGTCAACGCCCGGAAGGGTCAATTGGTCAGGATTGTCACCGGGATTACGAGTAATTGAAAATTGTTTACTTAATTCCATTACAATCCCTTACTAACCGAGGTACCTATAGGATACATCATGAAAATGATGGATTATCCCCTAGACCTTCAAACAACCTTTGGTTCCAACCTTCTGGTCCTCTGAGGTCCATCTTTCCTTCCCTTGCATACACTAACTGCGCTCGTAAAGGATGGGAGAACCTAAAACTAGGTGCCATGAACTCATCGTCATTCTGAGGCTCATTTTGAAGGTTTAAAAGATGCTCAGGGGTTGCACGAGGACCATGAATGTTTTTGTCTACCATCCAATGACCCTCAGTCGGGGTAACCCTATAAACATACAAAGACTTTGGTAATCCATTGCGACGTGGATAGTTAGCATGAGCCGCCCAAGAAATAGCGGTTCCAAGGTGACTAGTAGCATAGTTGAAGTTCTTACTCATATCCCATATAGGTTTTGAGGAACTTCTGTAGTCAATGTGTGTCAGATTTGGTTGATCAGTACCATGGTACAAATCACCAAACTGGTCTAGCGACACGGTGGTGTTGTTAGTGAGCCTTCCTTCTGGGGTAACTCCAAGGTAAAGTAGGGGATTTTTCATTTAGCGCACGTCCCCTAAGTTTGGAAGGTTATCAAAGGTTGTTGGAATAATTGGTCGCCTTCCCCGATAGTCGTACTCTCCGATAGTTCTAATGTCGTGTTTTGGATCAAAGCGGTCGTACACCAATGGTAGGTATATATCATGGCCTTGTTGCTCTAAATCAAAAGCCGCCGCAAAACGATGATGACCATTACCCATTTGGAAGTGACGAATACGGCTCATACTTGTTTGTTCTGGGGTCATATACGCCCGTGCTTTAGGACCGGGGGGCATAAGAACAATAGGTGTTTTAATTCCTTCTAACCGTACGCTATCAACCAGTCCAGAGCGATGTGCTTCTTCTAGTTTTGTTTTATGTAGTTTTGACGTAGCGTAGCGTTCAGGGGTAATTTCATCCCACTCAAGTTCATTTGAATCTAGGAAACCCCTAAGACGACCTAGTATTTCTGATGGTCGTGAAAATAACCTTAATTGGTCTGGGTTAGATCCGGGGTCACTACTTAATAGTTGGGGATTAATATGTTCAAATGCGCTCATACAGACCTACTTAAATTGAGACATATAGTCGTTGTACGTCTGGATATCCTCGTCCGTTACGCCTTCCTTACTCACCAGTAGTCGGGCAGGGAAGTTACCAACCACACGAGCACCACTGGCATGGCGTGAGTCTGAAATTATGGCATGTCTTGATGAGGTGTCTCTTAGAAGGCGACCAGATGGTTCAACCACATGGATGAACCCTGAAGGAACTGTACTTTCATTTGCAGAGTCTTCAGGAGTCCATGCGTATTGTAGTGCCGTGATGGGGTGGGGTGTCATGTAAATACGATTGGGCTTATACCCTGTATTTGCCATATCACGGGCTTTGATATGTTCTGGAGTACTGACCTTTAGAGCAGGAAGAACCGGCTCACCTACTGGGATACGAATTGGTGACCCGTGTAGCAAATATTTAAACTGTGAACTAAGACTTCCTGATGCACTCATCCGTTATCTACTTTTTCCATACCAGCGTAACGAACTAGTCCATTTTTGACGGAATCTTTATGGAATATGTGAGAGATACTTCCGTAGTCTTCTACAGAGTTACGAAACTTAATTGCTGAAGTTGGGTTAACTAAAGAAACATCCGCTGGTTGTGTTTCCCACAATTCAGGTTGTTCACCACTTTTAAGTCCTAGTGGAGTATCACCTGATTGCATCATGTCGTCACCCCATAGTTCGGGGCGAACCATAGATACAGGAATGTCGTATTTATGAATGTAATTTCTGCTAATTAACGACTTAGCCGCCGCTTCCGTACCAGCATAAATAAATCTGCCCTGTGGATTACTCTGAGTTAAGTGACCACTTTTTCTTATTTTCTGTGCATAGTCATCACTATCTTGCTCATGCACAGGTAGTGGACTATCAGAACTATGGAATACCCGAACGAACTGATCTCCAAGAGAGTTTTTAGCCGACATCAGTCCCCCATAGACTGTAGTGCTACAAATCAGTAGTTGTAGTCACTACGGTTGCGGATGGCCTCATTAAGGTCTTCTTTAGCCAGTGTGACATTCTCACCCCGGTTCCGGGCGGCACGGTACCGATCAAGCATTGGCTGAGTATGGTACTCACTGATGTCATCATCATTTGTGACAGGAACCTTATCGCCACCACCGGGGTAGTACGAGGGAAGCGAGTGCTTGCTGTGGAATTCTTCTACTGGGCCGTAGTCTGAAGGAGCAGGCATGTCATTCTCTTCGTACCAATCATAATCCTCATGGAGACTCATTGCTGACTCGTTAAAGTAGTTAGCCAGAACACGAGAAAGACGTGGTAGGTCAGAACGACCAATATTCTTATTCATGTCGTGGGTTACCTTACCAGCGTGTAGGGGTCGGCCTCGGTGGTCGGATGCGGTCATATTCAACTCCTTAATATTGAGTGCTCGGTCTATAATACACCAAATAATTTAGTTGGGAAAATAACCTCTTGGATCAAGTTTAGCCCAAGTACCAGTTTCAAGATCTACAACATCATGAAAAGTCGTCTTGGGATTAACTGTATGACTAACACCTAAAAATTGACCACTTAAATGATGTGGTTTATTTTGTCTGATACTAGATATTTCAGATTCTGGCATGTTAGTAATGAGTTCAGACAGACGTTCAGAAAGTTCAGGATTTGCGTTTCTTTTTCTATTGAATTCTCCAAAACGTGAATAAATATCGTCTCGTGCATGTAAAAATTTAAAATGTGAATCAGTATCGTGTGGATCCCAATGACTACTAAGAAGGTCTAGATTAAGTACCCGAGAATCTTTACTTGGTTCAAATACTGCCTTATCAATAGAACCATGCATTGCCTTATCACCACTTGCGACTGTGCCAGAAAACGGTTTACGATGAGCGGCTTCATATACAAGGCTTCCATATGCGTCATCTTGTATGGCTTTTCGTAGTCCAACAGTCATATTAGTGGGAAATACTGCCGCTTGAAGGATCGCTGATGGGTGAGAAAGCCCTTCTTCCCTCATATCAAAGCGTAGTGTGTCATCGGAGAATATATTTTTGTGTTTAGTTGGATCAATATTATATGATAATAGATCTTTTCCAATCATATGTGATATTTCTGATCCGGGCCTAATAAGGCCAGTACCCATATCAATACCAGCATTAAAATGAGACAACCTACGAATATGAAATTCAGGATCCCTTAAATTACCTAATCCTGATCTAAAACGAATATCAGATAAATTAGAGTTTCTAAGTAATTCAGGCATACAATCCTCCGAGTATATTCATTTTACTTTAAAATTGTGGTCATATACTACAAGATCTTTATTAGACGGCGATTTTTTGCACTTATACCTATTAGTTGTCCCACAATGTGGGCTGGTACCTCCCGCCAGACATCACAGTTATAGCATTTGCAATGGCTTGACCGTCTTCTCCACGAAGTTCTTGGAATTGGGGACCAAGGTGCTTCACATGCTTACCTACAAAGTGGCTAGGGATAACATAGGAGGTAGAACCAACGTCCTCTACGGCGTTTGTGTACGGATAAATACGATTAGTTTTGTGCTCAGGAACAATTTTTCCGCCCCTGTTGTATGGGTCTTCCCAATCCTTTACCCGTGAAGTAGGAGCAGTGTCGGGTATTTCATAGGCGTGTACCGTGGCGATGCCCCCAGACTCCTCCGCTTCATCTAAACGATCCTTAGCGGCCTTACGAGTACCGGCATGAAAGGTCTCTTGATCGTACTCATGGGGTGGTTTGGACTCAAATGTCCCGTGGTAGACGATCTTAGATGCGCTCATGGCTCAATCCTTGAACTGGTCGCCTAGATGTGCTCGTTTTTCCATCTCATTCATACGCCAAGAACGTAATTGACGCTCATAATCAGTTGCATGGCTGTGGCGAGGACCAAAAGCGGCAGGAGTGATCTCATGGTCTCCCCGTCCCAGTGCCATTGGGCCAGAGCCACGGGGGTCATCATGCAACCAACCTTCGGAAAATCCTAGATTTATGAATGGTCTAGGTCGTTCAATGCCTTCAACACCACCCACAACCAATCCAGAGTCAGTTGGAGTCTCAAACCGATGGTGAGGAGTCTCTAATCTAAAGGAGCCAGAACGGATAGGAAGACCACATTCAGCACATGATGGCTGTACTAACGTCGGATCTTCAATGGGGAAATCAGTCATGGCTCAATAATACATTAGATTGTAAGGTCAGGATAAAGACATACCCATATACTTGATTTTATTATCATTTATGTCTTTTTTATGCATAATGTAAGAAATACTGCCCTTATCTTCAACTTGGTTACGATACTGAAGTACTTCTCCGGGTTTAACGTCACGAGGTCTTACTGGAACTGTTTCCCACAAAGTGGGTCCACTTTTATCGGCAAGTTCCATAACTATGCGTGAGTCTCGTTCTGAGTCCGGGTCATGATCATCATCAGCCCAGATTTCAGGACGAAGCATACTTACAGGGATTCGGTAATGATGAATAACATCTCTACCTGACTCCATCATACGGTCAATTGCGGCTTGTTCAGTACCAGCAAAAACATGAGGATGACCATATCGTACATGGGGAGCATTGTTATCCATTGATGCGTGGTACACATCAATAAACTGTGGTCCGTCAGGTATTGGCATGGCTCAATAATACCAGAATAGGGCTACATTTGACTTTTGGCAGGTTACCCCCATTGCAGAATAGGGCTATTGCGTAGTTTTGGTGTTATTGGGTGGTTGGCCCTGCACCATTCGCCGTGAAGCCTGTGGATTAACCATGGGGGGTGTGGATATCCCTGTGGATAATGCCGTTATCCACAGCCCTATCTGTGGATAAGTGGTGTAGTTATCCACATCCCTGTGGGCAATTCTGTGGATAAGTGGCTGTCAAGGGGCAATTGTGTGACATTTGTCATGTGGATAACCCCATTTCCTGTGGATAACTATGTGGATAACCCCGAAACCCTGTGTATAACCCATTTCAGCCTGTGGATAAAGATACCCCAAGGGGTACCGTACGCTGGGGAAATGCAAAGTGGGCTTGTTCATTGACTTTCTGCACGATTTCAGTGCATTTGCCCTGCTCAGAGGCACATTTCGTTGTCCACAGCGATCTGTGGAAATCGCCGTAGAGCCGTTTGGAGGCTCTGGAGGGGGTGCAGTGCCCCGAAACGCTGGAGGCTGTCAGAGGGCGAAATAGGGGGCAATGAGAGGAAAGTGTCATAACGTGGCATCAGCCCTAGAAATGGGGCTATGGGTGAGACAAATGTCACAAGTGGGGGGTAGGTGCAGGTATTTGCACTATGCAATCAATCCCCCATCAACTATTTGTACTCTGCAATAGTTGCACCCTACAAGTATCCCCGTCGCATCCCCCCTATGACCCCCTCTGATATCCCATTCATATATATGTCCAATTTCCGATCCAGTTATCCACAGGGGGCGCAGAAAGTTATCCACAGACCCCGAATCGTCCCTACAGTGGCAGTGTGAGGTTCGCAGGGGTCACCATCGTCGGTGGCATCTCAGCATGCGTCCCTACCTCACGGTGATTCCCACCCTGCAAGGTCGCCACGCTCTCCGATGTCGCAAGTTTGACAGTGCGAGCACGACCGATGCCCCAGCGGTGCGCTGGCACGGATGGGAAGTCACCCCGTGATTACGAAATGCTCCGAACTGGGGGGATCAGAAGTTGGGCGGTCTAGCACCCGTCACCCCTGAATGCATAGCCAGTCCACCGGAGTACGCATGCCAATTCCAACGGTCTCAGGTCTCAGGTCTCACAAGGCGCAAGGTCTCATCGTCCGTCCCCCATGTATGTGGGGGGCGATGGTCGCAGGGGTTCGCCCCGTAAAGCGACACCGTTGGGAGATGCCCCACTAGGGGGCGATTCATGAGGTGCGATCCCTCCTCCCAACACTGCTGACATCCCGTCAGCCTGCGTTCCCGTAACGCACCAACCCGAAAGGACAGCAATGAACACCACCGACAACCGAGGGGTTCTCACCCCCATCCACACCGCCTGCGAGATCGCCGAGTCGGCTCTCGCTGATGCCAACGAGGTGCTCGCCTGCCTGCCAGTGATCATGGATGCCAGCGAGGGTGTCAGCAATCGTGACATCGCCTACTGGGGCGTGAGCGAGGGCATGGTTCGCCGGTACAAGGTGCTCGCCACCATCATCGCCTTGGGCGACGACGAGGGTGCCCAGTGCGATCTCTTCACGGCTCGCAAGGTCGTGAACGCCACGTTCAAGGTCAAGGGCATCACCACCGAGATGATGAACGAGGTCATCGCTGAGAGCGACACCGTGTCGCAGGCGGTCGCTGGTCTTCAGGCTCTCGCCTTGGCTCCGGTCATGACCGAGGTGGACGAGGACGAGACGGACGGCGACGGCGACGGCGACGAGGATCAGACCCCCGACCCCAAGGACGACCTCGCCAAGAAGGTCACCAACTGGCTCACGGCTGGTCAGGGTTCGCTTCGCAAGGTCGTGGAGGCGCAGGGCAACGGGTTCGTCCTGACCGATGAGCAGGTCGTCGCTCTCACCACCCTGACCGACCTCGTCGCTCAGATCAACGCCAACGCCAACGCTCAGAAGACGGTCGTCGCCGTCTGATGACACCGCCAGTAGCAGTGGGGATGCCACGGGGCATCAGCAATCCCACGGGGGGTTCAACTCCCCCCACTGGCACTGCTGGACGAGTGCACGGGCAACTGTGCGCTCGTCTAGTATCAACACCGTGCGTTACCGTAACGCACCCGAATGAAAGGACAGCCATGAACCAGCCCAGCGAGAAGCAGATCGGATTCATCCGGTCTCTCGTCAACGAGCGTCGTCAGACGCTCACCGACCTCAAGCCCGAGTGGCTCACCACTCCGACCACGACCCGTGAGGCGAGCGACATCATCTCCCGACTGATGGATCTGCCCCGTGACCCGAAGGCTCCGACCGCCGAAGATGCCGACCTCGCCACCGACATGGCAATCCTCAAGAACGGACTGGGCGAATTGTCGGGGCGTGACTTCCACTTCGCCTCGTCGCTCGTCAAGCAGTACGAAGAGCGTGGCACCCTGTCCGACCGCCAACGGGCGTTCATCCCCAAGTTGTTCAAGGCGATGGACGGTGCTGACAAGCCCGTGCCCATGGGCATCCACCGTGCCAGCGACGGCACCATCGTCCTCGTCTACCTGACCAAGAACGGTCGTCAGGCTGGCAAGGTGCTGGACGAGGGCACCTTCATCTACGCCAGCGGTGTCATCGCCCGTTTCAACCTGTCCGACGAGACGGTGATCTCGCAGGCGCAGGCTCAGGAGTTCGGGCGCACCCACGGCTTCTGCGTGGCATGTGCCAAGCCCCTCACCGACGACCGCTCGCTCGCATCGGGCTACGGCGCAGTGTGCGCTGGCAAGTACGGGTGGCACTACTGCACCCGTGAAGAGGCGGTGGCGATCTTGGGTCGCCCCGTCGCCTGCCAGCACCAGTGGGAGTTGGTCAAGACGGACACCAACTACTACAACCCCCAATTGGGGACGGGGTCGTGGACGGAGCACTACGAGTGCGCCAACTGCGACGAGTGCAAGACGGTCAACATCGTCAACAACCGCTCGGGCGACTGATCAGGGGGTGGTATCGGGCAATCTGATATCCATCCCATATCCCATCCGACTGCTGGGGGGTTGCGTTACCGTAACGCACCCCCTAGCCTGACCCTTCCAACCAACCCAACCACCGAAAGGACACCACCATGTCGTTCATTGACGACTTCCTCAACGACCTCCAGCCCACCGCTGGACGACCCTCGCCCCAACCTGTGGGCGTGTCCAGCCTCACCGTCCCGACCCTGCACCTGCCCCTGATGGACTACCAGCAGGAGTCGGTGCAGTTCGCATTGACCCGTCGCAGTGCCTACCTCGCCCTTGACATGGGCTTGGGCAAGACGGCAGTCGCCATCGCCATCGCCACTGCTGTTGCCCAGCAGGAGCACCGTCAGGTGCTCATCGTGGTGCCCCCGTCGCTCCGTACCAACTGGGTGCGAGAGTTCGGGAAGTTCAGCCCCGACCTCAGCATCCACGTCTTTGACAAGTCGGCTCCCACGCCGACCATCAGGGTGCCTCGCATGGTCAACGGCTCCCCGTTGACGGTGGACGGCAAGAAGGTCATGGACGAGGTTCCCAACCCGAACCCTCCGACCCTCCCGACCAGCAACGTGCTCATCGTGGGCGACTCCACCGTGGAGGGCTGGGCGCACTGGTTGTCCACCTCTCCCCGTCCGGTCGGTGCGGTCATCGTTGATGAGGCGCATCGGATGAAGAATCCGAAGGCGTTGCGAACCAAGGCTCTCGCCCAACTCATCAAGTCCATGCCCAGCGACGGCGTGAGGATCATGATGTCGGGCACCCCTGCGCCCAACGGTCGTGCGTCGGAACTCGCCACCGCACTGGAACTGGTGGACGGCTGGAGCACGGTCTCCAAGGGCACGTTCTGGCACTACTACTGCCCCCCTGCCAAGTTCGGTCGTGAGCATCTGCCCGAGCGTGTGCAGGAGTTGGGCGAGAAGTGCCGGAGCACGTTCATGCTCCGTCGCCTCCGTGGTGAGGTGCTGACCCTCCCGAACAAGGGACGCAGTGCCATCGCCGTGGAGGGCAAGGGCACCGCCGTGCGTAAGTACATCAGCGCAGAGGAAGACCTCATTGAATTCCTCAGCGGTGAGGGTCGCTCCACTGAGGGTGCCGGTCGTGCAGAAGCACTGGTGCGTCTCACCACTCTCCGTGCCCTCGCTGGTCAGGCGAAGGTGGACGGTGCGGTCACCCTCATCAAGGAGATGCTGGAGGACGACCCCTCGGGCATCCTCGTCATCGCAGAGCATCAGGCGGTCATGGACGCACTGGAGATGGCGTTCATCGGCAAGGCTGTCAGCATCCGTGGTGGCATGACCGACACGCAGAAGAGCGATGCCGTGGACATGTTCAACGGTGGTCACGCTCAGGTGCTCATCGGTCAGATCACCAGTGCAGGCGTGGGCTTCACCCTGCACGGTGGTGGTCGCAACCATCGGGTCGTCGTCGTGCAGTTGCCGTGGACTCCTGCTGAACTCCAGCAGGCAGAGGATCGCCTCCACCGCATCGGGCAGACGCACGATGTGGAGGTGACCATTGTGCTCACGCACATTGATGGCAAGTGGAGCATTGATGAGCGACTGTGGGGTCTCTTGGAGCAGAAGGCGTTCAGTGCCACCGCCATGATCAACGGCGAGGGAGAGTTCCTCACGGACAGCGAAATCCGTGAGGGTCTGCTGGACACCTACCGCTGACCCCACCCCGACCACGGTGGGGTGCGTTACGGTAACGCACCCCACCGATATCCATATCAAAGGTTGCAATATCAGATTGCGACCCCTAGAATCCCAGTTACAAGTTCAGACCAACCCAACCACAAGAAAGGCAATCAACATGGCAACCATCCAAGAACTCGCTCTCGCCAAGCGACAGAACAAGCAGGCTCTCGCCACATCGGGAACGATGGAGGGCATGCGGTGCGACATCATGTCGGACTCGCTCGTCCCCGACGGACAGCCCAACCAGCGCAAGGTCGCTGTCAAGTGGGAGGACGGCGAGGAGGGCTTCTACCTGCCCCGTCAGTTGGAGGTCGTGGAGCCGAAGACCCACGCCTTCATCCCGACCGCACAGCCCGTCCTCGTTGGACAGGCACAGCCCCAGCCCGTGGCGTTGTCCAGTGCCCCTGCCGTCGTGATGGGTGCGCTTCCCAGCCACCCCGACCACGACTTCTACGACGAGTTCCGTCCGTCGCCCGTCGTCAAGGAGATGCACATCGCCCGTCAGGCGATGCTGGGGAGCGACCTCAACTCCACCGAGTACCTCATGGAGTGGTGGAACAAGCGTGACGAGTCGGGCTTCAGCAAGCCCCTCGCCCTCGTCGGTGACACGCAGGCTGGCAAGACCATGGAGGTGGAGCGTCTCGCATTCGCCATCGCAGAGCGCATGGGTCTCAGCAAGCCCGTCCCCGTCTTCACGGTGATGGGTTCCAACGGCGTGACCGATCACGATCTGTTCGGCACCACTCGCACTGACCCCATGACGGGTCAGCCCGTGTTCATGCGTGGCACCGTGCAGATGGCTTGCGAGGCTCCCGTCGCCATCCTCTACTTGGATGAGGTCAACGCCATGGGTGGCAACGTCACCAGTGCCCTGCACCCCATCATTGACGGACGACACAAGTTCACCAACTTGCGTCTCCCCGTCCGTACCGAGGCTGGCTACAGCCCCATGACCATCAACGTCTCCAAGGGTCTGTGGGTCATCGCCTCTTGGAACCCTGCCTACGCTGGCATGAACAAGACCAACGAGGCGTTCACCGCACGGTTCAAGGTGCTGGAGTGGAACTACGACTCCGCACTGGAAGACCACATCATCGGCTCGCCTGCGCTCCGCATGCTGGCTGACCAGTTGCGGAACCTGCGCTCCAAGCGCATCCTCAACACGCCGGTCGGTATCACCGACCTCAAGGACATCAAGTGGGAGGCGCACAAGTTCGGTGCCAAGGTCGCACTGGATTCCTTCTTGGGCAAGTTCATCAGCGAGGCTGAGAAGATGGCGGTCTCGTCGGCAATGACCGACGGCTCCATCTATCAAACCCTCCAGTTGGAGGTGAACTCCTGACAGCCTGAGGTGGGTGCGTTACGGTAACGCACCCACCTCATACCCCACCCATACCGATATCAACTGCAAGCAGAACCATCCACTTGCATTTGAACTTCATCACACCCACCCCGTACACTCATCAACAGAGAGGACACATCATGACGAAGAAGCAGTTGACCCCCGAAGAGATGATGGAGCGCAACGTGCGTCGGCAGATGCAGAGGCACGGTGCCAAGATCCGTGAGCGCATCAAGGCTGACACCGAACTGCACGAAGAGCAGAAGCGTCAAGAGGCGCAGAAACTCATCGCACAGATGGAGGCGAGTGCCAACCGAGGCACGGTGGAGCACAGCGACTACGACAAGGCGCAGTGGCTGTGCGACAGCATCAAGCAGATCACCACGGTCGTGGCTCGCTCGTTTGGTCAAGACCAGCCCATCGTGCACAAGTACAGCAACATGATTGCTGACCGCATGTTGATGGCGTTCACTGACCTGAAGGTGGTGACCATCGGCATCAAGCCGTCGCTCGTTCAATTCTCCAGCGACGAAGAAGTGCGGCGCACCACTGCTGTGATCAAGGGTGCCACCTACCATGAGTTCGCCCACTGCATGTGGACGAAGCATCTCATCAAGGACTACTTCCCGATTGACGATAACGCCCACAAGAACTTCAAGGCGTGGAACCTCTTGGAGGACGGACGCATTGAGGCTCTGCTCATCGTGAAGTCTCCGATCATCAAGAAGTACCTTCTTCCGATGATGTGGGACATCGTCGTGAACGTCGGTGACGAGAGCACTGATGAGTACGACAGGGTGTACCGAATCGCACGGGCAGTACCTTTCTTGCTTGTTCGCACCTACATTCCAAAGGGCATCCAGCGTCAGGCTGTCATGAACGTGTGGAAGGTACTGGATCTCTCAAACAGAGACACCCCAGCAACTCGTCAGAATGTCAAGAACATCATCAGCGAGATGCTGTCAGTGAGCCGTGGGTACAACGCCTGCACGGACATGAATGACCAAATCCCGTTCATCGTTCGGTTCAGCGAGTTGCTCAACGAGTGGGGACAACTGTTCGGTCGGGTCTTCACCAATGACAGTGCTGGTGACCCCAGTGGTCGTACTGGTGAATCATCGTCGGTGGAATCGGTGGAGTCCCCGTCCGAGTGGGACGAGTCCGAGTGGGACAACAGCACACCTGCACCCAGCACCTCCGATGGTGACAGCAAGCCGGAGAACTCAGCCAAGGGTGAGTCGCACAAGCCATCTGATATGGATATGGAATCGGACGATGACTCCGACTTCAGCGTCAAGCCCAGCGCAGACGACAAGGACGACAAGCCCAGCGACTCCGACGACAAGGAGAACGATGGCTCCAAGGACGATGAGCAATCGCAGGGGAAGTCATCCGACCACGGTGACGAGTCCAACAACAATCCGCACGAAGAGTTGAACAAGGCTGTCAACGAAGCCGTGAGTGACTACGAGTTGTCGGCGGTCATGAAGCACTGGGGTGACACCCTCCGCACTGGGTTGCCCTCCTACACGCAACCTCTCCCCACCGATAGCAAAGTGACCGATGACGGAGAGATGGTTCGCATCGGCATGATCAATGCACTGGACACGGTGGTCATGACCGCCAGCCCGTCATGGAAGTACCGCATGGAGACTGGTGCCGTGCTGGATGTGGATGCCTTCACCAACCGTGAGGTGGGTGACGATGCCTACTGGATGGACAAGGACGACAGTGGTGAGCGTGGTCACGACCTCGCCATCAGCATCCTGCTGGACTGCTCAGGCTCCATGATGGGCACATACTCCGCACTGGGGTCGTGTGCATACGGAATCCATAGCGCATCACAGTCGCTTGGTATCCCGTGCACGACGAGCATCTTCGGGACGCACCAGTACATCCTGTGGGGCGAGGACGAGACCCCGACTCCAGTGATCATGCCCGACCTTGGTGGTACTCAGGTTCGGGAATGCTTGGAGTCGCTCCCGACTCAACGAGCAGGCAAGTCACGGCAGATCGTGTTCATCCTCACCGATGGTGATTGGGAGTACGACATCCCCACGCTCCTGCCCTACATGGATGAGGACGTGCACATCGTTCTGATCGGATTGGGGATGCCCTTGGCAAAGTTGACTCAGAAGTCCCCCAGCCGTGCGATCACCATCAAGTCGGTGATTGATCTGCCGAAGATGGTTGAGCAGGTCATCGGAGACTTCTTCCGGTGACCTGCCACCCATTTGATATCCAACCCATATCCATCCATATGGACGGCACCGCATGCAACTGTGGTGCCGTCCAACTGGACGGTCACTGAAACAGTGTGCGTTACGGTAACGCACTGAGTTGCAAGACACGACAAGAACAGATAGTTTGAAATCAAACACAACTAGGAAGGCACAACGATGACGAACACAACGACAGAAGTAACATCCGACATGCTGTGGGACATGAACTTTGCGACCGGCGAAGACATCAAGTTCATCTCTTACAGCGGTCGTGCGATGTACGGCAAGACCTGCTTTGGTGTGGTGCTCCCCTGCGCTGAGGATGCCGTGCTGTGGGCACTCAACCTGAGCGCAGAAGAGTTCGCTCCGATCCTGAACAACCCTCGGATTGACAGCATGGGTCGCAACATCGTGGTCTACTTCCCGAACCTCATCATCAGCGACGAGACGCTCGCTGAGTGGTCGGACGACGAGGACGAGGACTGACACACATGTACACATTCTTCTACGACGACAACGACAACCACACAGAAGGGAACACCACCGTGAAGTACAACGAGAAGGCACTGGACTACGCCATCGGACACTTCCTGTCCGACTGGGACAAGAACATCCCCAACGACAAGTTGCTGGAGATGATGTACTCAGGTGAGTACACAGTCAACGAGGATGGCTTGTCCTCCACGGAGACTGAGGATGCGAACGAGTACATCCTGCCGTGGGAGCCATTTGAGTACATGCCCCTCAACTGGATCGCAGAGCGCATTGAGATGATGGCGTGGTCTCTCACTGGGGAGGACTTCCGGTGAGCGAGTACAGGACAACAATGACCCCTGCCATGAAGGAGTTTCTCATGAACGACTTTCTGAAGACCAAGAAGAAGGATGGGTCGGGACGCTGGCACATTGAGTACATCGTCCATGTGTATGTGGACGCTGACTCCCGTGAAGAAGCATTGGAGAAGGGTGCATACCACCTCCATATGCTGGAGATGTCAGGCAACCTCTCGGATCACTGCGAACTGCTGGCAGACGAGATTGAGGATGACTCCACTCCCGACTGCTGGGAACCCGACGAGGATGGGAACATCATGTGCTTGGACTGCATGAACCCATACCCCTCCAACGAGATCGTCACCGATCCACGCTGGAACGACCCACGGTGCGAAGAGTGCCACTACAAGAGCAAGTGAGGAAACACAAATGATCAACATCATTTCAAAACAAAATCCAGCAGGAACGCCCCCCAAGTACGACGGGGACGCACTCATTCTCGCCCAATGCGTCCTTGACGCAGGGGCATGGCTCGCATCCTCCGAATTCTCCTATTGGGGCTGTACCTCATCGGGCTTCAGCATCACTACAAATCAAGTGAAGTCAGAGGACTCGTTCCTCTATGTTCCTGACGGAACCATGACCCTCCGCTGGTGCGAAACAGACGGAGCATTCGCCAATGACCCGATGATGAAGATGTCCTACAAGGAGTCGCTGGCTTTCCAGCGGAACCTTGCCTCCCTGACGGAGGAGATTCTCCGACTCGCCCAAGAGCGAGGTCTGTCGCTGGAGAACATCAAGGTCGCCCGTGCCCTTGGCAAATACAAGGGAACATACTTTGGTGATTGAGAACTAGGAGAAGCAACATGATTCAAAAGTCAATTGATATGCCCAACACGGTCATCACTCATGCACCATTCATGATCTCCCATCACTCTGAAGGAGCATCATGGGAGGACAGCCCCGTGCTCAAAGCACTGCTGAAGCAGACAGTCATCCTCCTTGACGCAACAGGACTGGAGTTCTGTGGCGATGTCGTGGAGATCGCTCAGGAAGGAATCACCCTCATCCCGTCGCTCCCCAACAGTGGGTGGACGGTGGCGAACATTCGGTGGGAGAACATCAAGCACATCTACTACTGCTGACATCCCACCCATTTGATATCCCGATATCAGATAGATAAGAAAGAAATCACAAATCAGGTTGCAAACATCTGTGCAAACTGATTGAATACAAACAGAGAAACCAACAGGAAGGAAACACCCATGAGCACAATCACCATCAGCCTCACGGCGAAGAAGCAAATGCCCGAAGACGAGATGTGGGACTTGATCACCGGAAACCCGTGGTTTGAATGGGTTCAGGAAGCCGAACTCAACGACGGCGTGTTCACTCTCGCAATGGACGATCCTGAGAATCAGGACGCAGTGATCACGCAGTCCTACACCATCACGGATGTCATCAACGGCATCGGTCGCATCCCGACCAACACCCCGTGGGGAGAGGAAATCATGAAGGGTTTCTTGGACGAGGACTTGGACATGAACATGCAGGACTGCTTTTGGCAGTTCATGCTCTTCAATGAGGTGGTGTACGGCTGATGGACTTCTCCACCGACCTCACCAATTACAACGACGCAGGAATTGATGCGTGGGTGAAGACGCTTGATGGACAGGAATGGGTGTTCGCTCTTGCGACTGTCTCCGATCCCGAAATGCAAGACGAAGAATTCACCATTGCTGTTGGATTCGGGGAGCCTGAGAACATTGAGGACTTTCCTGAGTTGCTTCATTACGACTCGTCATTGATCTCGTTTTGGTTTCACGACCTTTCCGAAGCACTATCAATGATCGGTAAGAACATCTACGACAATTGCACACTGGTCGGATTTCATGGAGCGAACAATGAATGATCTCGCAGTCATTGGAGTCACCTACGACGGAATGCAATCACTGTGTTTCCGCTGTGTGGCAACCCACTACCACGAATACCCCGACTCCGACAAGCGTCAACCTCTGACCACGCTTGAGCACCCCACTGGATTCAAATGCGACTCCTGCTATGACATGATCAAACCATGTCCGGTGTACCCGACAATGGTGGTCACTAACACTGGGATCATGCGTAACGGAGACATTGAATTCGTGGTGGAACTCACCGATGAGGAAACTGGGATGACCACCATGTACACCGGATACGGGCTTGACAACATTCTCCCCGAAGAATGGGGAGGTACACCTTTCTACGATCCGTACCTCAACAAGACAGGAAGCGAGTACGACCATGACGAAGACCCCTTCTGATACCGATCTCATATACCACAACGCACGGATAACGCTGTTCGTTCGTATCCCCGATGGGGTGTATGTGCCCGAAGAGTTCCAGTTTAGTGAGAGTGACATCCAGCAAGCCGAGCAGGAATTCGGTATCCACTCAACATCCATGTGCCGTGCAGTTGAGGTCAGCGACCACATCATCAATGTCATTCAAGGTATGGGGGTTGATGTGGAGGGATGGGCTGTCTCCGATGTGTACGAGGTGCAAAAGTGACCGAGTGCCCGTGGTGTTCAACAGAACTATCAGATCAGTTTGATACCTACCATATGGGTGGGGAGTGCATCGGTAACTCGTACAACCAAACCCCTCACCCGTTCAGTCGGGAGTGGTGTGACCCTGAATGGCGAAGCAAATGGTTGATTGATCTAGATGATGATCAACTGGAGTCACTCAGTGATGGGCAGTTGAGAGACATTCTTCCTGCCTTTGAACTAGTTGGTCTTCACCGTGTGTTCGGTCAACACGCAGTAGCGGTCAGACAAATGATTGAGTCAATCATCAATTTCAAAATGGTGAATACCATGACATTCAATGACTTCAAGAATTACAAACAAGGTCTAGATCTACTCAGTAGTAGGAGTAAGTGATGTCAGACATCAGCAAGTCCCAGTATGAAATTTCTCACGATGAGAAGACCATGCGTAGGTTGAAGCATCTAGAAGAGCAGAAGCAAAAGCGGGCTTTCATTAATGAGATGGAGAACATTAAGAAGATGGAGAAACGTGATTATTTATCCATGCCGTTCTCCAAGCCGAACGAGCCACGACTTCCTGACTTCCCCATGCAGAACAAGCAGTTTCGTAGTTGTCTCGCACTTGTACTTGAGGCAATTGTGGCAGAGGTTGACAAGCACGGGTTGGATTCAGTCCATCCGTCTCTTATCCTTGCTTATGGTCTTTCATACAACACACTCAACAACAACGGAAAGAATTACTGATCATGCAGATGTTTGACATCATGGACAACCAAACATTCGCTGGACTCCTGATCTACATCGTGTTCTGCGGTTGCAAGTTCGCAGGATGGGCTGTGGAACAGTTGAAGTACGAAGAAGAAGAGATCTCGGCGGAAACCAACCGCCGGTGAAATACAAACACACGGGAGATATACCAAATGGATATCAAGACAATCATCAACCTCTTGACTGCGGGTCAGATAGAAGCCACGAAGGCGGTGGAACTGATCGCTATTGAATGCGACACAGACCCAGCCGTACTCATCACGGCACTCAAGAAGATCCACACGACCAAGACCTCAACTCGTTTCACCCCACAGGATATTGCTAGTGTCATCTCCATGTGGCAGAACGGCGCAACAAAGGGTCAGATCGCCAAGCAACTCGGGCGTGACCGCATCAGCATCAACAACCTGATCGCTCGTCTTCGCAAGAAGGGCATTGACCTTCCCGTGCGCCCCATCCGCACAGCCGACAATCAGTTGAGCCTGTTCTGATGATCCTCTCGTACATCACTTTCCACGACACCGACACGGGCGAGATGTATCGCTACGACGGTGGTGAGTGGATTGAGTACTGCGAAGGCGGTATCAAAGCCGAATGGCAGAACCTCATCTATGTGATGGACGAGGAGGGTAACCCAGCGATTGATATGGATGTTCGTCATGTCGCTGGTGCCATCGCCTCGTATCTTGAATACGCAGATTCAGAAGACGAGGACGAGTCGTAAGGAAGACACATTGGGGCGACGGATTATCTAGTCCTTTCTATCTGTCGGTCTTTCTCCCCCACCTCTGTGGTTGTTCGCAGGGGTGGGGGCGACACCCATCACGAAACAACAAAGGGGAATCACATGGCTCGCACACACGGTTCAAAGGAAATGAACAACCTTCTAAAGGACATCAAGAAGGCTGGGTTCACGGTGGAAAGATTGAAGAATGGGGTGTTCATCATCACGCCCCCTTCCCATATCAAAGCCCCGTCATATAAGACGCACGGCACACTCAAGGCGATCAAGCCGATCAAAGCGGATTTCCGCAAGATGTATGGAGTGGAGTTGTAGGCTGGACATGCCAGCCACAAACTGTGGCGTTGTCCAATTCACAGAAAAGAGGGGAAATGAAATTATGTCGTGCACCGCTGTGCAGTAAACCAGTGGTAGCCAAGGAGTTGTGTTCTGCCCACTACAAGCAGATGCAACGAGACGGTCGTCTTCACATCATTGAAGAGTTCAAGAACACCGAAGACAAGTTCTTCAAGAACATCCGCAAGGATGACAACGGGTGCTGGGTATGGACTGGATCGGTGGACAAGGGATATGGTCGCATGTACATCGGGAGCAAGGCGTTCCAAACGCACCGCTGGTCGTACGAGCATCACATGCATGTCTCGCTCCCCCGTACCGACACTCTTGACCATCTGTGCCGTAACACGCTGTGCTGTAACCCTGAGCACCTTGAGCGTGTGTCTCTCCTAGAGAACAACGAACGCAAGCACCTATACCGTGCGTTACAGGCAGAGATTGATCGGTTGCGTTTGTTCATCACCGATCTTGGATACAACCCCGACACCTTCATGAAGGAGATGTGATGAAAATTAGTGAACTGAAAGAGATTATCAATACTTTGGGTATGAAAGATGATGACGAAGTGTGTGTCATCTTGTACCACAAATCGGCGTTTAACTACGACGAAGACGACGACATCGTGCTTACCGACGATGCGTGGGGCGAGGTCGTCAAATCATTTGAGGAGCAATCCTTTTATGATTTGTACGAATCAGTAAGCATGGCATGTGCGGAGTTCGCAGAAATGAAAGAGATGTGATGTCGGGTCATGTAGGAAAGTCTTTCCAACTGCCGACCACCGGCGGCGAGTTCATCACAGCGGTGATTCTCGCTGATATCAAATGGGATATGGATAGGTATGCCGTAGTTGCATATGAGCAACAAAACTATCCGAATGTATTTCTTTGGCATTGGAATTCAGTTGAACAGTTGATAGCATGTGAAGTGGAGGAAGACAATGATTGACAAAGAAGCAATGATCACGACGATCAGGAAGAGCAAGAAGATCTCAGAAGACAAGGTCACGATCAGTGACGCAGGTATTGAATTCGTCAACTTCAAGGACGGACAGTTCATGCCCGACGATCTCATGAAGTTGACCAACTACTACCACGATCTGTGCAAAGAGAACATGATCCATTTCGTGAGCACTGGGGAACGAGTCCCCTCAATCACAAACTTCCATAGGATCACGGCTGAAATCCAAGTGGATGCTGACCGACTGGAGTCGTTCCTGTTCACTGGTGAGATGCTCTGCTGGCAGGACGCTCTCTATGAGATGAGTGATGAGGAATACGATCAGGCATGCAAAGAGGTGTATTGCCCTGAAGAATATGAACTTGAGGAAGAAGATATGAATGATCTTCAAGAGCACATGAAAGCCATGGTGCTAGACCTTGAGAAGCGAGAAGAAGAAATTGACATGTTGAACAAGATGTTCTCGGAAGGAGAAGATCAATGAGTAAGTACGACCAGTGGTTGGAGTCTCCGTATCAGGACGACTACCGCAATGGGGGCGCATTGGAAGCATATGAGGCTCAATACTTGGAGTCCGACGAATTCCGTGATGCCTTTGAGATTTGGCAACAGGATGACTTGCCTGAATTCCAACCGATCAGCGCATCCCCTTTGGACATCTACATGGACACCACCTCCTATGAGCGTGGACTGACCGCATACATTGAGGCTCGGGTGGAAGCACAAGCGGAGTGGGAAGAGACTATGTTCTCCGAAGACTACGCCGAAGAGACTCGCACCAATTTCCTTGCTGGGATTCTTAGGAAAGTGGCTGGACGATGACGAACATGGCTGTTGATACCCCGTATCATGAGTTCCTGTACCAAGTACAGCAGATATGGTTGGAGGGTTCGTGGCGGTATGGACAGGCTTTGTTCAACTGCCTTCACACATTCCGACCCGACTTGGCTGACAAGGTACGGACAACCCCTCTTGATCCTTTCTACAAAGACCACTCTGATATCAACCCCGAACTGTGGGTATTCCTGATGGAGAATTGGTGATGCAGACATTCGTACCTCTTGGATCAGACTTTGCTGGCAATGCCAAAGTGCTGGACATGAAGCGACTTGGTAAACAGCGTGTGGAGGGTCTTCAGATCCTGCGTACTCTGACAGGTGTTGGCAAAGGCTGGGAGAACCACCCCATCGTGAAGATGTGGAAAGGTCATGAGTATGTACTCGGCTTGTACACCATTGCGATGTGTGATGAATGGATATCCAAGGGGTACAAAGATACCTGTAGAGATCAGATCATATCAATAATGGAGTCGTTTGATATGCCCAAGGTGACACCCATGTGGCTTGAGGATCCCGAACTCAAACTATCTCACAAGTCCAACCTCATTCGGAAGATGCCCGACCACTACGGGAAACTGTGGGCTGGTGTGCCTAACGATCTTCCGTACAAATGGGTTGCCTAGAGTAATACCCCTTCTCGCAGACGGGACTTCCCCCACCCGTCTGTCTCTGTCCACACAGCCCTGTGAATGCCGTTCTCCATCAGGAGTTCTTGGCAGTTGGGACACGGTTTTGCCATCCCGATATAACCGCTCTTGGTGATGCGAGCAACGTAGATAGTGGCTCCTCTGACATCCCCAGCACGGCGTATGGCTACCTGTTCGGCGTGGTATGACACGCCATTGAGTTCAACCTGAGACGGGTCGTTTCGGTACCGGTTAAACCCGACACCAAGCACCCTCCCCCCACCGACAATGACGGCTCCTACACGCCATTTGTCGTGGGGGGCGTTGGATGCCTGAGCGGTGGCTACGGCGAGCCACCTGAAGTCAGAGACGCTCAGTGCTGGCATTTGCGATCAAGTGCTTGGCTTTGGCAACCGACACACCCAGCACCTCAGCAAAGTGCTGAATGAACGGAGTCTTGTGGTTCTTCCCTCGTACCTTGCGGAGATCCTTGATGATCGTGGACACCGGCATGGTGTGATCAAGGTTGTTGATATCCAACTTGCGACGTTCACGGGGAACCACGCCACCCCAAATGCCTTGGTGCTCTCCGTTCTCAAGAGCGAACATCAGACAATCACGGCGCACCGTGCAGGTGGCGCAGGTGAGACGGGAGGTAGCAATCTGATAGGAGCATGCGGAGTGGTTGTCCTTGGTCGGAAAGAACGTGTCGGGGTTGACCCCTGCACACGCTGAGTGCTTGCGCCACTCCCCATTTCCCCAGTTTCGTAGCATCGGTAGTTCAATCAGGTTTGGATTCTGTTCGTTCATGTTATGAATCTTATCGGGTGGGTGCTTGGTTTACCAAATTACCAATTTGTCAGAACATCAATTAGGTTCTTTGCCCCAATTGAGATATCTCGTTGGCGAACCAGATCTTGGAACTGACTCCCCAGATCCGTGCGGAGAGAGGGGTCACTAAGAGATTTGATACCCCGTATCCAATCATGTGCATTCTTTGCTACCAACCCAATACCATAGTCATTTGCAAGGGACTTGTATGACGAGGTGTCTTGGGCGATGAATGGAACACCGGCTGAAGCGTACTCAAGACCTTTGATGTCGGACTTGGCTTCGTTGAATGGGATCTTGTTGAGAGGAACCACTCCGATATCCATATCCATTAGGTATGGATACTCCTCCGCTGGCACCGAATTGCGGGTTCTCACCAACTCCTCAGAGACCCCAAGTTCGGAAGCAAAGGTGGGGGCAGACTCATGGTGACCACCGTGGTACAGATGTACAGCACCGTTCTCTGCCATGGGCTTCAGCCATCCCGACATCGTTTGGATGTCTTGGCTACGGTGCGCCGTGCTACCCACCCACCCCACCGTAGGGGTAGTGCTTCCTGAATCGGTATGACACCCCTTGAAACGGGCGACATCCACATAGTTAGGTAGGACGATTATGGGGCACCGTACAAACTGCTTGATACGGTCAGCAAGGTACGGGGTGCTGACAGTAACAAAGTTTGAACGAGCAATGACACCTTTGTAATGGTTGGTGTTCTCTGTCGGATTCTTGGAAGGGTGGTTGATCCAGTACGCCTGATTGGTGACACTCAGTCCCCAATACCAGTCGTCTAGATCGTTGATGATGATCTGACCGGCTTTCTGCGCCATGGGGATGTGGGTGAGAAGACCCTGATGCATGAGGCGTTGCATGTAGATGACATCTACATCGTGAACTCCCCCAGCAATATCAACGATGAAGAACCTGTTGGATATCCAAGTCAGAACCCCGACATGTGTTTCAAATGGAAATAGGGACACATACTGTCCCATCCGTGCCCATCCGCTACCGCCCCAATGGGGTTTGTCGCTATTCAGTTTCTTCGGATGGATCCAATCCCCCGACGCTATTCCTAGACGCACGGACATTCCCTTTTCGTTCCATGACAAATGATTTACGGTTCTTGATGGTGTCACCCTTCTCTGTCATGGCTGAACACCTGTGGATAGGTGCCTGAGTCATGGGAACAAAGATACTTGTCGTTGCACGACAATTAGGGCACACATAGCGACCAGCAGGGAATGTCTCACTCATACAAGACATTCTACACTACTGGTCGCTTAGTGCAACAGTCAGACTGTCTTGGTGCGAGGTGCCCGACGCTTCCAAGTAGCCTTGAATGCCTCAATGTGGCGACGATCCCACAGAGGAGTGGCACTCAGGTTTCCGATGGGCATGGGGAAGTTCTTCCGCTTGCGGAGCGCATGGATCTGTTGCTTGGGGCATTCCAAGATTTCAGCGACTTCTGCTGTTCCGCAAAGGTCGGAAAGTTGGTAGGACTCTTCCATTGGATTCTCCTTGTGTACGATATGTATATCAATGGTGATACAAGACTACACCATAGGGCATGGTGTTTACAACTCTCACGGCTTATTTAAGTACGCCCACGGAGACCAACCCGAGGAATCCTGAAGCATGACGGCAAAACGGAGGTTGGTTGCTGGGTCGTAGAGGGCATCACGGCTGATGCCAAGATCGGTCAACCACTTGCTGTGGACTTTGTAGTAGATCTGTGTGAGACCGACGCAGTCCCCGTTGTCAGCGGTGGGGATACACCGGCTCTCAGTCCATAGGACTTGAGACCAAGTGCCCCAGTCTTCAAGGTCGCCTCCGACCTCTAGAAGAAGGGGCAACCATTCGGCACAGCGTGGATAGATGGTTGCGTAGTTATTGACCTGTTCCTGATACGCAATAACCATGGGGTCAATAGTTGTGGTGGTTACTTCAGTGGTAGTAGTTGGTGGAGGTGTGATGACAACGGTTGCACGGGGTTGGGCAACTGTTGTGGGTGTAGCAGTAGTGGTCGTGGGACTTGGGGACTTTGGTGTTGATGCAAGAGTGATGATGGCGAGTGTGGTTGCAAGTGATATAGCAATGATCGTGAATGATTTATTGATGCTCAAGGTGACTCCTTGACTAGGGGATAAAAGCAATGCCCGACTACAAGAATCGGGCACCCTTCTAGTTTACCAAACGGTTACGGTTTGGCAACTACTTACTTGACATCCTAAACACGACATCATCAAGTTTGTAACTCTCTCCTTGTCGTGGAATAGAGTCAATTGATATCGGTAACGATATGTCCTTGGAACAACACGCAGAACAAGAACAACCGAATCGTTTACTTTCAATAGTTCCATGAGGAACACGATTTGGGTTTCGTCTTTCTTGCGGGGTTAGCCCACCCCAGCATCCCCACACTTCTTCGTTCTTTGTTCCGTATTCCAAACAGTCTTTCCACACTGGGCAGGAATAGCAAAGAGACTTACCAATCCGGTAATAGGCATTCTGATTTGGTGCTTCCAAAGGTGGGAACCAAAAGTCGGAATGAAGACCTTTACAAAGAGCGTCTTGCATCCAATCTAAATTCATTGATCAAATTCACGACGGAACAAACATAGAGCAATGACGGTGTAAGTAGCGATGTCAAGAAGACTGTCTTCAACGCCTTCATTCTGAAGAGTTGATCCGTTGGCATAAGCCTGAAGGCGAACGATCTTGTCGTTCGCTCGCATCATGGCACCGATCCAAGGGCTGATACCCCATTCTGCTGATGCGCTGACGTTCGCAAAGAAGTCGTGATCCCGACCGTAGTCGGCACCTTTGCGTTGGTGCATCTCAAGAACTTCAGAGATGACTTGCTCAAATTCAGGGTTATTTCGTCCCACGTCGCTCCTCTGCGATGATGTCTAGAACGTGGGCAACTGCCAATGGCAGAAAGGATGCTGTCGCAAACAACAGCAGGGTTGATGCCACGTCTCGGTTTGACTGATGAATGGATTCCGTGATGGTAAAGAACACCGTCACGATGAAGGCAAGTGTGTACCGCCGTCTGTGCTGATAAGTGTTCACGATGACTTCTTCGTTCCGTACATGGCGACCGACTGAATTTGGTCAAGAAGCCATGCTGATGCCTCGTTAATACCATCCTGTGAAACAATGTCCCAACTCTGCCAAAGAGTGCAGTGCTTCTCCTTCAACCACTCCCTGATCAGATCTTGGGTGATGGATACATCTTGGGTTTCGTTAAGTACGTCGTCCATGGACGGGAACTTATCAATTATCTTGGCTGATGTCAATCACTGATTGAATAAAACGGTCAGTTTGATTTGCGTTCATACCGCCACCATCCAGTTGACGGGCGGTATCCCCTGCTCGTTGACCAAACAGCCTAGAAAGTACTCCTGAACTTCCACGGGCTTCAACTTCAATACGCATCATATCCCGACTATCAGATATGTTCTTAAACCTATCAATGAGGGAGAACAGGCGATCCATCTCCGAGGATAGGGCTGGGTCAATACCCTGACCCTCCAGTTCTTCAGCAAACCGAGCGAACAAAACACGGCTTGCCTGCATCTCAATCATGGCTTGCAGTACTGCGGTCAACTGATCCTTTGTACGGATCTCAACAGGTAGACGAAACCCACATTCTGAATTCTCTTGGAATGCAGGACAACGGCTGGCTAGATAGCAACTATTGCACTGTCGCAGAGGGTTGCTCTGATACCTAATAACAGGTGTCTCTTGAGGGTCAATTTCTATTAATTCTCCCTGCTCAGAGTGGGTTTGTGTACCCATTGAGAGCAGGTGTTCAATACCCATAACCGGTAGCAACATACGGTCACTGTCGTGCCTCTTTTGTACTGGGGGTATATCAACATTTGTACCCTTCGGAACCATAGAAAGCCCACTTGGGGTTGAGGGGGATATATTAACTATTTCCCCATCTTCAGAGTTTACAAACTCATTCTCATCATCCGCTGGGGATGGGTCATAGCCCCCAAATGTACGCTCCTCCCACTGCAACCACGAGCGGATTGCAAGGGTTCCCACAGCGTCAACACTGTCCTCCATAACGGCTTCGTAGTCCACTCCGAGGCGCATGATGTCGGGGCGATGCTTCTTGCGTGATGACTCTTTCTGCTGGGCTGGGTACCGTCGTAGACCATGACCATCCCATACCTGAGTCTCGCCGTACCGGATAGCAGATGTCCATGATCCGACGACCACAACCTCCCATGGCAGGGCTTCAATGATGTCAGGTTTACTTGTTAAACCGAACAACTTGGTGTCCCAGCGGTTTGAAAGCGAACGAATGCGAGGAAGAGTTTTAGTATCAATAGCCTTATCAGATATAGCAACACGCCCATATCGCTGGCATATCCAAGCGAGACGCTCTAAATCGTCACCGGCGTTCCAAACTGGGATGTACTTGTCTCCAAGCCAGTCGCCGTCCATGTCGGGGCGACCAATTACATAGGTCAAATAGTCGGCGTACTCACGCACAAAGTCTGTATACCCCGTCAGGTTCTCGTCACCTTCGCTGGTGTAGACCAGCAGTTCCGCTCCAGCAAACACAACAGAAGGGTCAAACTCTTTCCGTTTGGGAACAGGGAGATGAGTGACATTGACACCCATTCTTTGTACATTGTTAGCAATCAGGAGGTTTCTGTGGGTGCCTTTCTCGGCTCCACCTAGAAAGATTCTCATTCTTCTCTCCACGCTTTCTCAGCCATCTTTACTGCCTGATTGTCCATTTCCTCAACCATGGTATCCCATTCTTTGATGACACGCCCACCGTCCCATTCCGGTCGGATGATGTACGGGCAGGCAACTAGGAGAGTAGGAATGCCCAGTCTCAAGGTTTCGGCGCAGGTACGGGGGTCATTGTCAATGTACCAATCAACCTTTCCAAAGACAGCAGAGATTCGGTGAACCTTCTCAGCCCTCAAGTTGGGGCTTGGTTCATCAAGGATCTCATAGAAGGAAGGCTTGAACCCCTCCTTCTTTAGCCAGTGCTCAATGATCGGACGTTCGTAGTCTTCATTGATAATGACGCACATACGCCCTATGGAGTTATCAAATAGGGCATTCCATATCTTGCGTCCGTCAGGATCAGGCTGGCGTAGAGCGAGTGTCTCAGCAGGGCGAGCCAGTACGGAGAAGTTGAACAGAATCACCCGTCATACATCCCTTTGGCAAGGCGGTTCTTGTGAGTTACGAAAGCAGATGCTGGGCAGTAGTGGCAAAGGTATTGGCGGTTTTCCTTGGGAACGCCAATCTTACGACCGATGGTCTTCTCTTCGTTCTCATAGTCAATGCACATACCCTTAGGGGCACCATGTCGTTGGAAGCACTTCAGGGCTTCAACCTTGAGATCGTCACGGAGTTCCCGTACCGCCCACTCGTTCTTCAGGAGTTCCTTCTGAACGGCTGTCTCATCACCAAGTTTCTCCCATGTGGCTTCGTCCACACGGAAGATAAGGGACTGATGGGAATCAGGGTTCTTATCCTGAGCCTGACCAAGGTGACGGTTGATCAGTTCCTGAAGTTCCATGTCGTAGTCAGGTGACCCTGTGTAGTCACGCATTTTGTACATGGTACCGCATGAACGGCAGGCTAGAAGTCTAGGCATGTTGTGCTCCTTGTAAGTGTTACGAATAGTCTAGATCAGTTGTATGGTGCTGTTTGGATGACACCCATCTTCAGATCACTAATGTTGTACTGAGGCTGAAGAAGAGTGGCTCGCTCATGGATATTCTGCATGTCCACATCTCCACCACGATCAGGGGCAAGACTCTTAAAAGCACCATCGTCTACACCGAGGCGAAGGTCTTTATTCATTGAACGATATACATTTTTAGCCATATCAATACTTTACCATATCTATGTCGGTCGTTTGGTAACGACTATTTTCTGGGGAACCGACCTTTTGAACGACGACGGTCAGCGAGGGACGGTCGTGGTGCAGGGGGTGCAGGGGGGATTAGTCCACCGCCTAGAGCCTGTGTGTTTGTCCCCTTGTCATATTGCTTGGGCTGGGGGAACGGGCTAGAAGGACCGGATGGTGGTTGGTTGGGGTTAGGAACGATTGGGAAAGAAGGGAATGACCCTCCTCCCCCTCCGGGGGCGGTAGGCATTTGTGAAGGGGAAGGTAGAGCAGGTGCTCCACCACTACCTTGACTGGCATATGCCTCGTCAAGGCTCTCAAGAAGTTTACGATTGGCATCAGAAACATTGGATGGTAATGCTCCCATGCTTCCTGCTTTACCGGTGGGTCCAAGCATCCCGTATGGAGAACCTTCAGGGGTTATTGAAGGATCGGTGACGGTGGGGATCCTACTGCGTGTACCGGCAAACCTTTCGGCGTTGCGCTCATTGATAACGTCCTGAATGGTGCGACTACCTTCGGGGCGGTTTGCGTTGGCTTCTGCGGCGGCGGCTTGTGTCTCAAGGGTATTGAGACGACCCATAGCCATGCGATTAGAAGAAGTAACCGTGGGTTCAAGGACATTGGCAGGGTTGGTTCTGTCTCTAGTAACACTGGCTACCACATTGGGGAGGTTTCCCTGAACCCGTGATGCAATATCTTGTTGGCGCAACTGTGCTTGTGACTGTCGTGATTGTTCACGCATACCAGCAAGGTTCTTATTGATTTCTATCGTTTCTTTAAGGTTGTCATATTGCTGACCAACCTGCGCCTGTTGTTTATCAAGGTCACTTAGGCGTTGAACATCTGCACCGTACTGCTTGTTAAATTTGTAGTTACCGTACAACTTTTGTGCCAGAGGAATACCCTCTTTGGCAAGAGGTCCAATAGTGGACCCCATGCGACCTTCTTCTCCACCTTCTACAGGTGGTGTCCCAAAGTTCTGTGGGGCAGTGAGTTGGCGTGGAGCAGGAAGCCCACCACGAATTGGGGCACGGCGAACCATCTCGGACGTTGGGGCGTTGACAGGAAGACGGGTACGGGCTTCCGATGTTGGCAAGTTAACGCCACCGCCACCAACGTCATTGAAGTTGGGGCGACTTCCACGAGCAAACTCGTTTTTGTACATGAACTGAAAGCGAGCATTATGGAGATCGCTAAGAAGGTCAAATGGGTCTTTGAATTGGAAGGAACTCATTCCCCCTTGTGGTTGAGCCATTATGCACCTCCCAGACTGTTCATGGAGTACCGACCGGAGCCGGAGAACTCACCTTGATTGAAGTAATTTTGCATGACGGGCATACCGGATACCCACGACCTATATGATACCCCATAGCGAGACATATTAAAGATGCTGTCCAAGGTTGGTTCCTGTTTGATCATCCCTCTGGATTGGGGAAACAACTGTTGTGGAACAGCAGGGCGAATTTGACGTATGGTCTCAGGGTCACTGATAGCGGTCTCAAGGGCGATATCAACCAACATCTCCTGACGGGATTGCCATGGTTTAGCCATTGTCGCCATCCTTCGGGTTGGTTGTTAGATCGTAAAAGTTAGAAGCGTCCTTGTATCGGAAGAACCGTGCAGGGTGATCATCCATAGAGAGAGGGTAGGGGTGACCTTGCGGAGTTCCATCTTCGCTAATCAGCCTCAAGTCAGGCTTGATAGGCATATCAGTTCTTCTTAGTTTTGATAACCGGTCGCTTCATACCCATGGGAGGGGCTGGATCTGGTTCTGTGTACGGAGTACCACCAACTGCTGTGGAGTCCATAGCCTCTGCTCCTCGGGTGACACTGCCACCGTAAACCATCCCTTTTATTCCCTCAGCAATGGTTTTACCCATGCGACTTACTTGATTGCTGACAGGGAGGCGAGGTCGTACCATACCTTGTGGGTTGGCATTATCGGATGACTCCATCCGTGCCCTCAGCGATAATGATGGTCTGTCCACTTTACGAGACGGATGGTTTGATGAGTCTTGACCTTTAGCCATGTTCAGTCTCGCAGTGTGGGTCCGGGTTGACGCAAGTAACCTTGGTTGCCCTTCATAGATTGGTCAGTAATACCCTTTTCCCACTTTTGGCTGGTGCTCATACCACCCTGATCTGACATAGACCATTCAAGATCACGGGGAGATTTAACTTGAAATGGGTTGCTGGAAGATTGGGTCAACTCTTGGGGCTGTAGGGGTTGAGCAAACTGTGGTCCACTGGGGGAGGGCATGGTTATCAGTCATCCAGTTGTGAGTTATGGGGACGAAGAGTCCAATGCATTGATTGACCGGAATCTGCACGAATACCGTTTGGAGCCATCCTGCCCTCGGCTACCCACTTTGCACCTGCACTTGGGTTGTTAGGGTTCGTGCCAAAGAATTTGTTGAAATGGTGGGCTGACCCAGAGTCCATATAGGGGTGTTTGAAAGGAATGGAATGACTATCGGTGGCTCCTCCACCAGTGGATTCAGCCGTAAAATGGATGTTTCCGTCACCTTTAGCACCTGTGAACCCAGCAATACTTCCGCTGAACTTAGCGGTGCTATGACCGGTTACCCATTGCTTGGGTACTCCCATGCGTGTTGCCCACTCAGTATGCATCTTGTCCATATGCGCTTCGTGGGTTACTTTACGACTTGGGTCTAATCCTGAGTCTTGACCTTTAGCCATGTTACTTTCCTACTTTCGTAATTAAAATCTTAATCAATCAGCGAAATGATTTCCCAAGAGAGATTTTCCAAGGCTGTTTAATTGAGGTTTTCCACTCGGTGCTTTTGCTGGTTTTGAAATACTATTTAGTTTCTTACCAGCATCTTCGTGGGCTTGAGAACGCTCACCAAAGGGACTAGCGAAAGATGATACGTCTGTTCCAGAGATACCAGTCCACATATTCCGTTGCCCTGCCATATCCGCACGAATTGCACCAAGGTTCTTTCGTACCTGACGACCAGTCAAGTTGTAAGCGTTCTTACCGTGCAACATTTCAGCGGCTGTTGGTGTTTTAGAATCGCCACCGTGAGGGGAATCTCCACGCTTTCCGTAAGAACTGGATGAGGGTTTACGCTTAAATAGAGCCATGTCATTTTCCTCGCTTTTTAATGGAAGAGTTCGCAATACGGACAGCCTTTGCATCGTCCCCTGTAGATTGTAGCACTTTATTGGCTACCTTTGCCCATTGCTTTTTCTCAGCAGGTGTATCGGCTTTTTTAGTCTTTTTACTGGCATCTTTAGGTTTCCAAGGCATATTTATCTCCACGGTGGTGTTAGTGATTTCAGCATTGACCTACGCTGTAAATCAATCACTTCTTGGTCAGGGCGGGACAGCCCACGGGGGATACCTCGTGGTCCAACCTTTCCGTCATTTGTCAAACGTACTGGTTCAGCACCAACGGGGGCATACTTCTTTCCCTTGGACTCCATTTGGAGACCGGTATATAGGTTGAATTCAGCAGGCCAGATGTAATCGCCAGCGTTGATTCTCTCACCCTTGTGAACACCTCTTGAGTAAGAACGTGTGTTCGTACGCATGACTGCTTTAGTCAACTTGTCATCACGGCGGTTGCTGGACATTGTGCCCAGATACCCATCGGGGTATTGAACGTCAGGGGAGGCTCCCCAAGAGGCTAGTTGAGCATCCTTGGCTGTGCGGAATACCGGACTGGGTCCGATGGCTGGCTGTGTTTCGGGGGTATACGGATCATAACCACCGCTCCAGTTATTGAAGGTCTGCTGGTTACCACTAGCCACGACCGTCACCTGTGCCCATACCAGTCAGAGTAGTACCTGCTCTACCGCCTCCATATGCTGATATGGGGCGTGGCGATACCTGCTTCTTACCTTTAACTTTATCCGACTTGACAGTCTTGTCAAGTTTCTTAGTAGATTTCTTTTTTGAAGCCATGCTTTTGATGCTTACCTTTACGGATGTCTTTGACTTCCTTAATTATCTCTTTTTCAAGTAGATCGTCGTATTCATCATCAAAGTCATCCCCGTATTGGTTAGCCATTTTACGGAGATCTTCTTTTTTAAGGTTTCTCATAGTTCAACGATTGGGTATCCTGCCATTGGGGTTTTGTCCAAGATCCGGTCATGGGTCTCAAGCGGATTATTGATGTTGCGTGAGATGATGACGTTACGTCGTTGGTGGTCTTCTAACGGAGAAATGCGACCGTCTGGCAATTGGACTCCCAGACGTTGTCCAACATCTAGACGTGTGTTTATAGAAGGGGTTAGTCTGTAGCGATTTAGTCGCTTCTCGTTGTATTTGTCAAGTTCTTCTTGTTCTGCTTTTCGTGCCGCTAGACGTGCAAGGTTGGCTTGCTTTTCTTCTGGTGTGTCTTCTTTCATCACGGGTGGTGCTTCCTCTACTCTAGGTGGTGTATCAAAGTATGGCATAGGTGCCTTACTAACTTTAGGTGCTGGCTTTGGAGCAAGTTCTCTCTCTAATTGCAATCTTATTGCTTCTTTGTAGGATTCGGGTGTATGTATTGAAGGATCATACACGATACCCGGTACATGTTTGACATCAACAGACTTCGGAGTTTTTGGAGTACTTTGAACCGTACGTTCGGCACTTCGTTTTTCAAATTCCTTTTCTGCTTTAACTGTTTTTTCGCTAGGCGGGATTGCTTCTCCAGCCGACCGAGCCGCACGTTCTCTATCCATAGTAGGGGTGACATTAAGGGACTCGTTATCAATTGTAGGTCGTGTCTTTTTGTTTTTGAGGCGGTCAGCCAAGGAATCACTAACCAAGGAATCAGTAATAGAAGTCATAGGGGTACGCCCATGAACCATCATTTTACTCATTAGATCATGGAGAGTACTGGCTTCGTCAAAGAGACGGGCTTCTTCACCAGTAAATATGCGTTGACCCTCTGCTGAACGATCAGCCTCTTGTGCAAGAAAACGTGTTGCCTCGTTGGTAGTCTTTCCTTCTGATGTTATCCGCATGGTTTGCCCAACAGGAAATCCGAAATACTGAGAAGTATTACGAATGTGTTTAAGGGCATCTCCAACAGTTCTAAATCCTGTTAAACCAAACTCTGCTAAAGCATCAGCGACATGTGGTTGTATAGGTGTTGTGCTGGTTGTGGGATGAATAGTTGTCATGTCTCCCATTGCCCACCGCTGGGATAATGTTGGTGCAGGATCGGGAAGTTTGATACTGGCACCAATGTCTCCGGCGAGGTTTGTGAAGGCTTTAGTTTGATTTCCAAGAAGGACATTTCTTGCCTTCTCTTGCTTCCAGTTGTGCTGTTCGTCAGGGTGCCACGAATCAAACCCTTCAGGGAACGGTTCTCCGTAGGCTGATATTGGATCAATAGACATATATCAAACACTTCCCATAGTAAGCATACGTCAATGATACCATCTACTCGTTAGTATTTACCGAGGTACTGGCTTGAAGGATATGGCAGAAATGGTATCTCCATTCTCTCCTTCAATATCATCAAATCCGATTACAAAGCAAAGGTCAACACCACGGGGGGCGACGAAACCACGGGCAATAGCACAAGCCTTAACGGCTTGGTTAACGGCACTTGCTCCGATGGCTCGCATCTTTGGTGACTGACCGGCGATAACCGAACGGGCGACAATAGACCCTACTGACTGAGGGTTGCTACTTCCCGATACCTTGACGACATCGTCTACTGAATCTTGTGACATAGTGTACTCCATAAGTTAAAGGTTGTTTCCAACCCTTAAATTTTAAGAGTACCCACCCTCAGATAACAGGGTGACAAAGTCATCTAAGCGCATAACAACGTAAGTATCACCCAATGCTTTTTCACCTTTACCAGCACGTTTAACAACTAAAGCAGGTAAAGACTTACCGAGACGGGCGGCTTGTTCAACTGTGGCATCCAGCCACCCGCTGAGATCAAACTTTCTTTGGTTCTTGCATTGGATTGCTAGGTGGCGTTCTGCACAGAAGTTGAGAATACCGTTGATATCCCCAGTGTCACCGCTCCCCTTTAAGGTGGTTCTTGATGCCTTTACGAAACCCTTACTGTGTAAGTAGTTAACAATAAGTGTCTCAAAGGCGGTACCCTTTTGTTTTGCTCTGTTTGCCATATCAAACCTCTTTACTTACGATGATACTAATGCCAGTATCAGTAAGTATGGGGTGCATATTAGATGTGAATAATTCACATGAAAGGATACACTCCTGTAAGGGGGTGTCATCCCGTATACCTAATTCTTCAAGTCGGTGCAACCACAGACGAACGTCATTAACCGTCTTACCGTTTTCAAGGGAGACCCAGATACTAGCGGTGTTAAGAATTGTCATGTTCAATAACAGCCTTTGTTAGGGAGTCTATTGACTCTTTAATACCAATAAGAACATTCTTTATATCACGAAGGATATCGTTCTGTGTGAAGGCGGCGTTTTGCATGGAACGCTGTCGTAGATCTTCGTTGAGTTCACGAATGCTCGTCATGTTATTCCTTTGTCTGTTGCTCAAACAATGCTGAACGCAAGCGAATGCGGTCTATCAGGGTATCCACACGGTTCGGGGCTGGTGGATTCAATGCCTCCAGAATTGCTTGGCTTACGGCGGTGTCCCATTTGTATTGAATGCTCTCAAAGACTCGCCAGTCATTTAAGTTGTTAAGCACTTATGCTCCAAATCGTTGGGTACGTTGTTCTTTACTATGTAGACCGATACGACGGCTGAGTTCACGAGACAGCAACTGCGAACTACGCTCGCACGATTCAAACATTGCCTCTACGAGTTTTCTATAGGCACGGGCAACTCGGTAACGCTCCTGCTGGTCAACGACCTCAGGGGTCACATCCCTCTTTGCTTTAGCGATAGTTACACGATCACCTTTGGAATCAGCACCCCATTGTTTGATTAGGGTTTGGGCTTCTGTAACACGGCACAGGTTTGATTCCCGATCCTCGTCAATCTCAGCCTTGACCAGTTGCGCTTTCATGTAGGAAACCCATGACATGAACTGAGTGTACAAGTCCATCAAGCCACTGTCGCTAAGGTCGTCTAGATGATCAGGGATATCCGGTGGGTAGTCATCTGGGCGTACGGGAAGGGCAAACGACTTGTTAAACTTCGCAATAGCAGGATCTTCCGAACCATCTCGGGGAATGACACGACTCATGCCCAGCACACTTTCTTGTAAGGACAGTACTTACAACCATTTGCTGTGGACGTGGTAGCCCATTGAGGGCGATCAGGAACGATATCCATATCAAGGTGCTCTATTACCGACTTGCAACCATCAAGTACCGGCTGAATCAGTTCTTGTTGAAACTCAACGGTGAACTCTTTGACCTCTTGGGTTGGCTTCCACTCATACACAAACACGATTGTGTGGATACCTGTGCACAACATGTACAAACTACCCTGACGGATGTGGGAGGCAAAGGGCTTCTTTATGTTTTTGAACAAGTCCTCAAACTTGACCTCACCTGATGTGTAGGCATTGAACAGTGTTGGATTCTCCCAACGAAGGGAACCCAAACCAACGCTCTTTATTTCAAGTAGGGCTTTTCCTTGAGCGTCTTGTATCTCCCCATCGGCGTGTCCAATGATCCGATATTCATCGCTGTGTATAGGGACTTCACGATATACAACGTCAAGATAACCGCACCCGTGGCAACTATCAGGAGACACTGCATACCAACGATCACCGCATCCCATACATTCCCACGAACCTGCGAGGACACCGGCTTCTCGGAGCCACCCTTGCCACTTTTCGTGAATCGCATGACCCTCCTCAAAGATATTCAGGCGACCAAACGACATTGAGTCTTCAGTACCTTCGTACCCTTTTATTTTATACCAAGATGAACGTGGACACCAGTCCTTCTTAGAGATCTCCGAAGGATGAAGATGCTTAGTGTCACGATGTGAGTTACGGTCAGCGGTCTTGTTTGCTAGAACCTGAGAAACAACAGGGAGTAGCCGACCTTTTGACTTCAAGGAGTCCTTAAAGTTCTGCTTATACCATTCTGTCGTGGGGTTACTCATTCAAACTTCCATAACTGATCAGGGCAGAAATTGAGAACTGCGGAGGCAGTCAATGCGATAAGCATCTTCTGAGTGTAGTAGTCAGTTGCAGACTGGTCTAGTGCGGTGGCAACATCCCACGCCTGAGCACCGTTACGAAGTGAGTCGCACACAAGGTAGCCGGTCTCAAGGAGGTCACGGTCACTCACACCTGTGTTACCAACCTCATTCTGAATGTCGTAGAGGAACTCGTCCTCAGCAGTCCATGAGGCAATTGGTGCGTCGGTGGTCTTGACAACCTTGGTAGTTGTGTCAGGAGCCTCTGTTGCGGTGATGTACACAGTCTCGGTACCACCACACGCTGTTAACAGCAGTGCTCCAATTAGTAGTGTCTTCTTCATGGTTCCCCAATCATTAGTTGAAAGTCTTCTTCGGTTAGTACTACATAGTGATGACCTGCAAGATCAAACTGTAGTACGGGTATCCGATCTTGAAGAATCGCACGTTCGTTCAATTCTTTTAAATCGTTGTACTTGAGCGTATAGGACTTTGTGTTGGTCGTCAACTTGTTTTCAATTAAGAAGTCATGAGACCGTACATCATTTTTACGCAACCAACCAGAACCCGATCCAGCGTTACGGCTTCCCTTGTAAATCTTTGCTGACCGTTCCTCCTGCTTTCGGGAGGCTTTCATGATTGAACGGTGCTTGTCCTTTGGGTCTTCCCGACCAAAGATCATAGGAAATGCTCCGTTGCCTTCTGCTTCAGTTCATTTTGAAGATCAAGGTCTTCACGAACGGCTAGGAGAAGTGCCTCTTTACCCTGCCACTTCTGACCGTTGTAGTTGTAGTACGCACCAGTTCGGTTGACAACCTCAATCGCAATGCAGATGTTGACAATGTCCTTGATGGTATCAAACTCTCCCATATGGAAACCACCACTATCGGCAAAGTAGAAGTCCACTTGGGCGACCTGCTGGGGGCGGTAGGTCTTGTTCTTCATGGTACGAGCACGAATTGTCTGACCCACCGGCTCGTCCTTTTCCTTAATCCACTCGTCACGCTTGACTTCAACACGGGCAAAGTAGTGAAAGTTTTTAGCACGACCACCGGGTGTTGTACGGTTGTCTCCATACATCACACCGATCTTCTCACGCCATTGGTTAATGATGAGACCAGTACATCCACGGTCGTCATCAATCATGGAACGCTTCTGTGAACTAGAAGACTTGCGGAGAAACTTACCAGTCAGACGTGCGCCAAGACCAACGGTGAACTCTTCCATCATCTTCTCTGCCTCATCGTTAGGGACAAGGGCAGGTAGGGAGTCAATGACGATGCAGTCAACAGCACGGTTCTCAAGAGCACGGAGAATCAGGTCATATGCCTGCTCCATGATATTGGTTTCAATAACCCATAGGCGGTCAAGGTCAACACCAATTGACTGTGCATACTCTGGAACGAACTCTTCTGCGGCGATCCACATGGCAGTCCAGTCAGGATCAATAGCCTGATTGGACGCAATTGTTTTGTAGGCAAGGGCGGTCTTACCTGATGACTCATCACCGATGATCTCTGACCATTGGTTCATGGGCCACCCACCACCTAGCATAAGGTCGTAAGCCAATATACCGGTGGTAATACGGGGCAGTTCTTTCTTTACAAAGGAACCTTGAACAATTGTGTTGTTCCCGTACTTCTTGTTGATAGATGCGACAATAGATTGCCACGTTTCGTGTTGATCAGTTTTCAATTTGGCTCCTAGTTATGCCCAGTTTGTTTCTATACCTTGGTCGTATATGCCATTCCAACCGCACTCAAAGCATCGTGGGGCTGGGGCTTTTCCGTTGATGGTGGTGTTACCGCCTTTAGCGACACGGTGGAACACATTTGAACTACCGCATTCGGGGCATCGCAGATCGCCTTGCTTACGCATAGCCTCGCCACCTTTCCACATGCGGATAGCACTGCCCATATCAATCTGGGCATCAGCAGGCTGGGACTCATCAAGGAGGCGTTGGTTACCAACAGTCTGTGAATGTTGCTGATACACAGGCTGTTGCTGTTGCGGTGGGAACCGCAAGGGAGGAGAGGTCGGGGGAATTGATGAAGGTTGTGATCTCTGTACAGGTTGGTTACCAGAGATGCGCCGTGACCACCAATCAGCGTTACTCATCTTCTATATCCTCGTCATCCTCATCGTATTCGTCTGCTGGAACGATTGTTAAGAACAAACCCATGAAGTCCATGAAGTTCGTCTTTAGGTTATCAGGGTTGTGTGCCTCAGGGTTGATTAACACAATCTCACTGTCTATTAAATGAGACAGAAGACCAACACCAAATGAAACGATGATGTTGTTTATATTTTCTTTCTCTTCTGCTTCCCATTCATTGGTGTCCTCCAACATGTCTAACATCCAGTTGGAGCAGGCTTTTATGGATTCAAGGGCACCTATTCCAGAGAGGGTGATCCATCGTTGTATAATGTCAAGTAATTCGCTCTCTTGAACCTCTGGTGAGGGTATGGAAAATCCAGCAGAGTGCGCTAACTGTTGACCTTCTAATACTGATAAGGTCAAATAGAAGTTGCGTTGCTCTACTGGGCTGTACCCCATTACTTGCCTTTAGCCTCTGACCAACTAGATGCAGAGTGGCAAGAAACCTTGAGGGGGATACCTTGATGGATTTCTCCATCTCCCATCGCTGTAATTAGTAATGGCATGTAGGTGTCTACCTCGTCCTCAGGAACTATGACCACCAACTCGTCATGGACTTGCACCAAGAGTTTTGCTGGTGTGTTATAGAAGGTATCATACACCCTAACCATAGCCTTTTTACATATATCAGCCGCTGATCCTTGAACAACAGCGTTTACTGCTTGACGTTCGGCTCGTGCACGAAGTTCATTACTATCGGACCTAAGGTCAGGCAAACGGCGACGGCGACCAGAGAGTGTCTCTACATACCCCTTCTTAGCCCCGTCACGGATCACCTGCTGTTTCCACTTGGTGATACCGGAAAACTGCTGGTAGTAACGATCAATTACAAACTTGGCGTGATCCAAGTCAATGCCTGTGGTGTTGGCTAGTTTGTGGGCACCACCACCGTAGGCGGTCAAGAAGTTGACACCCTTACCAAGTTGGCGTTCTTCAGAAGTAACTTCCTCAACTGGTTTATTAAGTACCAAAGCCGCCGCACCTGAGTGAATGTCTTCCCCAGTTAGGAAGAACTCGCTCATCTTTTTATCACCGGAGAACATGCACATAACCCGCAGTTCAATCTGGTCGTAGTCAGCCACCAACATTTTGTACCCAGCAGGGGCGACGAATAAACCACGGACACTGCTGTCACGGGGAATGTTCTGCAAGTTGGGGTTGCTGGATGACAGGCGACCAGTAGCGGTGCGATGAAGATGGAACGAGGGGTGAAGCGATCCTTGATACAACTTTGTCAATAGGCTGTCAACGTAGGTTGACTTCATCTTTTTCATTTCTGCCCATTGAATAAGCATGGGTACGACCGGATGCTTGTTCTCCATAGATCGGAGAACCTCCTCATCAACGGAGGCGGCTCCTGTACCAGTTATTTTGGTGGGCTTGAGACCGAGACCACCTTCACGCTTTTTGTTAAAGAGCAGTTGCTGTTTGTGCTTGGTGCTATCGGGGTTGAACCCCGGAGGGGCGTAGTCCATCATGGACAGAAGAAGTTCGTTAAGGTTCTTATCAAGTTCTACACCCAGTTTCTTCATGGACTTTTGATCCACTGGGATTCCGTTGTCTTCCATCTCCATGAGTACATACAGGACTCGCATGTCCTGACGGAGACAGTCAAGTAGTTCATTGTTTGAAGACAACTTGGACCATAGTTTGCGGTAAAGCAACCATGTCCAACGAACGTCTAGGTGCACATACTTAGATGCTTTATTGAATGGCTCAAAGTCAATAGTGGCACCGATCTTGCCGATCTTGCTGTAGGGGTCGTACCCATTGAAGTTGTGGGCGATTAACCCCTGAAGAGAGTACGACGAGAGGTTCTCGTTCACGATGTGTTGCATAATCATCGTGTCCAAGAAAGGTTCATTTGGGAGATCTTGGTTGTAGTACTTCCGTATAGAACGGGTATCAAACTTTACGTTATGCCCTACTTTTGTGATGTCACTAAAGAACAAGGGCTTAAGAATCTCAAAGACATCAGAGCGATTCAGTTGCACGGGGGGTTCTGAGAATACGGCAGGCTTGAAGTAGCGAGCCTTAGCCATTGATTCTTTACCGTTAGCAAGTAGTTTGCGGTAGCCGGTAGGGGGAACCGTTGACCCATCACCACGCTCTTCAGGAACAATGATGTCGCCGTTCCGATGACCCATGGGGATAGCCCATGACATTCCTTCTGTGGCGATGCCAATCCAGAAGATCTCGTTACGCATTGGGTCAAGAGCAAGAGTTGACCGCCACCGATCCACGATGATCTCACGGGAACGAGCGATGATGTCGTCATTCTTGGTCTTCAAGGTAGAGACATGTGCTTTGCACTCTTGGTCAATCCACGCCATGACATCGGGGTGACGTTCCACAACACCACGGGTCTCAACGTCGTATGCAAAGTGTCCGGTTGATTGGCAGATACGAACTACTTCTTGCAGTTGTTCTACCGTAGAAACAACATGGGGGGCTGTGAAGCCCCCCACGCTGTCATGACTGTTAGTCATGGTCAATCGTCCAATTCCTCCACGGCGATCTTCAAGAGATCCTTGCGTGACGGAATCTGAATGATCTCAGGACCGTAAGCCTGCTTGCGGAGAGCCTTGATATCGGTCTCAGTAAGAGCCTCAATCTTCCACTCGTCAAGGTCACGCTCCTTGACCAACTGATGGTTGGTTGCGGAGGTGGCACCCTTACCGGAACGGCTGACCGCCCAGTAGTGCTTGGAGAGTGGTCCCTGACGGGGATCGGTGTGGAAGTTCTTCAACTGGTCAATGACACGGGGTCCGACCTCGTAGGACTTCAACAGTGGCTCCGTGTCGGGGGACAGGAGAACAACATTGAACGCAAAGCGTGTTGCAGGGCGGTTGCCAGCCTTGCAGAGGGGGCAGTCCTCAATGTCTGCAATGCAGGTGAATGACTTCTGACCCTGACGCTCCAGCCAGTGCTGACGGAATGTTGCGTACGGCTCATCCTCAACAAACTTGATGATGGTGGGTTCCTCTGCCACACGCAGACGCTGTGCGAAAGGTGAGTCAGCGGTCTTTGCCTGTTCCACGGCACCCCATCCACGACGGATGATGCGAGGGGCGTTGGCAGGACGAGCAGGGGCGGTTTCTTCCATCTCATCCTCGTCGTCGTCAGTGACGGTGCGAGTCTTCGTGTTCTTGATGGGGACTTCGTCTTCGTCGTCGTAATCGTCGTATTTGCTCATGGTCTTCTTTCCTATGTGTTGGGCCAGTTGTCTTTTATGTGTTTGCGGAAGCCTTCCCAGTTAGCCTTCACTGGGTCGTCAATTTGATACCGCTCCGCTCCGGTTAGGACGCAGTCTAACTGCTCAAGGCTGTAAAGCCTACGCCCTTTTGGGGGTTTTCCAACAATTGTTGGACTCTTTGGTACGGACGTTCTGTAGTTCGCCTTCGGAATCCAACCTTGCTGTTCCCACATCCTTATGGTCACTGCTTTGCGCCCTAAGGCACGAGCAAACTCTCCCACAGTGAAGAGCACCCTGTCAACTCCATTGATGGAATATACCTTGGATTTTGCTCCACGGTACCGATCTTCGGCAAGACGTGGCTTTGAACCCTTACGATTCTTTGGTGGAGTCTTGCCGGGGTAATCGGGAAGGTCACCAAACATCCGCATGATGGGGTCGTCACTCAAAGGGAGTCCACCCCTCGTTGATAAAGGAACGATTGAGAGTACGCAACCATCCCTTTTTGCTCATCAGTTGCCCGTGACCTCCGGTGATTTCGCAGGTCATGGCACTGATGTGTTCGTACTTCTGGACGATGTTTCGCATCTTCTCTGATACCTCGTTGTTAGACATGTCAGAGATATCAAAGTAATAACGCAGGGTACCAAACTTCTCTTTTACTTGAACTACTTTGTAGTCAGGGTCTACCGACGACAGTTCACGATCTAGAGATGAGAGAAGATTAAACCAACCTTCACCACATGAGATTATGGGTTTTAAGTCTTCACGAAATCTCTTGATAATTGGTTGGATGACCTCAGGATAACTAGTTACATCACTCACCACGCACCGCCTTATCACGGAAGTAGATAACGCCGTCACCGTTCAGTTTCCTGATGACCTTGGACAGCGTGTCAATTTCGGCTTGCAGTCGTTCAATCTCCTTGATGGCATCGCGTACATCCTGTGGGTCGGGGTGAATCATTTGTAGCGATTCCCGTAGTCGGGTCACGATGTCGTCAGTCATCACTGTAATCCTTCTTGGCTACGACCTTGAAAGCCCAAGTCTCACGCTGGTTATAGAACTCTGGCATCTGTTCTTTTAGTGTGGGATCTTCCCATGCGAGACCGAGCATCTTCTCTTCGCTCACGAACTCACGAACCTCTTTGACCAAATCCCATTTGCCTGAGGCTTTAGCCCATCCTTCAGCCATGTTTTCATTGAATGAGTTGGACACACGTCGTTCACGCTTTAACTGAACATCACCAACGGTTAGCCACAGATGACCTTTATCATCGGTATACCCGTGGGCAATAACTGCGTCATTGAGAAGTTGCTTGATCTCATCCACACGCTGTTGGGCACGGTTGGCAAACTCCTTTGCCTCTTCAAACTCTTTGGTCAAACGTGCGTAGTAGGCTTCGTCAATTGACATTATACTCCCGATTCTCGTAAGAAGGTTGAAAGACTGCTGAGGGTGATATCCATGCCACCCTTACCGTCATGGTGTTTACCATCAACAAAGGCTTCGTTGACGGATCGTTTGTGCTGAAGCATCTCGTATTGGCGTTCTTCAATTGACCCCTGCATAACGAACGTAGCAATCGTAACATGCGGAAACTTGGAAGACAACCTAATAATTCGTGCTTCTCGTTGTTCCAACTTACCGCTACTCCAAGGTAAGTCATAAGATATCAGGTAGTTAGCCATCGGAAGGTCAACACCGTACCCACCGGCATCCGATGAAAGGAACAGACGGGTATTGGGATCGGTAGAGAACTGTTGCTTTGCCTCATCACGTTCTTCAGCCGACATGCCTCCCATGAATAAAACACTGTTAGTGAGTTTGGCTGTTGCCTTTTGTATGAGGCGCAGATTCTCTTTAAAGAATGAGAACAACACCACTTTGTTATCGGGGTGTTGATAAAGAACATCTTCAATGTACTCAACGACTGCGTCTAGTTTCGGGGTGGCGGTAACCCCTGTCAGCAACCCAGCCTTGACCAAGGTAGCCGCATAGCGACTTCCCTCGTCTGGCTTGGTGTTGTCGTTGTACAAACCAGCCGACCTAACGATGAGTTCTGGGTTGTCGCAAAGCATCCTCAAGACGGTGAGACGAGACATGATCTCCCCTTGCGCCTCATTGGATTGTGGGTCGTTGTAGTGCTTCCAGATGTTGAACGCCCCACCATGCATGCTCATTGCTTGATGGAGATGGTATAACAGATCTTCTGATATCTTACGATACAGCCCTGCCCCACGGGTATCATATGGGATCGGAATGGTCTGGTGGACAATGTCCGGCAATTGGTCGGCAATGTCCTCCCGTGTCTTACGAATCATGCACTCTGACATGGACTTATGCAAAACAGACAAGTTTCGGTAACGAGTAGGTTTTCCGAAATAGTCTCTGACGATGAAAGTACGGTCAAACTCGTCAAACTTACCAAGGACTGTTGGGTCAACAAACTCCATAATAGAATACAGTTCTTCTGGGCGATTCTCAATGGGTTGTCCTGTCAAAGCATACCGGTAGAGGATTGGCTTTGATATACGTTTGATCATTCGTGATCTCTTACTTGTGCGGGACTTCAACATCGTGGCTTCATCCACTACAATGCATTGACAGGGGGTGCGCTTGAGAAACTCTTGGTCTTTGATCAGTGACTCAGGGTTCACGATGATGTACTGAGCCGATACTGCCCCACGCCATGATTTCTCCCGTGCTTTGGGTGAGCCGTCAATTAGGGCAACACGGGAATCAGTAAACCTTTCTATCTCACGCTTCCATTGGTACTTAAGGGAAGCAGGGACGACCACCAAGCAACGGTCAATCTCCCCAAGTTCAAACAAGCGATTTACGGCGGCGATTGTGGTGACCGTCTTACCAGCACCCATGACCAATCCAAGTAGCACTTGACCACGGTCAAGCATCTTCTCAACTGATTCTTCTTGGTAGGGATACAGAGTTCCGTTAAACATTTTGAATCCACGGTGGCATGACGGTCGCTGTTTTAAGACCGTTCTCTATTTCGTCGTCAGTCATATCCCCGATATCCTTTGCTGAGGTTCCAGCATAGTTCCACCACAGCAACCCTTTTCGTGGACGATTCATGAATTTGTACAACTTCTTACTGGATTCAATACCAGCCTCGTCGTTGTCCATAGCCACAATAACACGATCAGCGACATGGGTTACTAAGTGCATCTGGTCTTTTGAGACCTGTGCTCCGAAGGTGGCTAAAGCCTGTGGCTTTTCAAAGACCCCAGCAAATCGGATGATGTCCAATGGGGACTCCACCAAGATGGCTGTGCGTGAGCGAAAGCGTTCTATACCAAACAGGGTTTTTCCCTTTTCTACGCCTACGGGGAAGTTGCGTACCCACCCAGTCTTCTTTTCCTGCCAGCCATCTAAACGACCAGTGGCAGACATGATCGGGATCGCCCACGCCTTTGACTTGGGATTCCAACGGACTCCATATCGGTGTACCAAGTCTGGGTCTAGGTTCTTGAAGGCACACTTGGCATCGGACACACGGTCAAACCGAAAGAAAGCATCCCGATCCACATAGACAGTTTCCTCACCCTCTTTGGGAAGGGTGAGATTATTGAAGTTCGTGGAAACCAAGAACTTCTGTATTTCAAGACCGGCTTCAATCCCAGTCAGTTCTGCCAGTAGTGACGAGAGTGTTCCACGGGCACCGCATGAAAAGCAGATCCATAGACCAGTGTTGGCGTTGATACTCCAAGAAGGTGAGCGGTCTTCACGCCCCACAGTGCGTATGTGTACTGGGCATTTGCCGGTGATTTCCCGATCACCGACACGCTTTAGTTCTACTCCTACGGACTGTAGGACTTCTGCGAGGTTAGTCGTATGAGGGGTTGATGTTTGAGTCATAGTCGTTTATCTCTTCAAACTCCATCGTTGACCAATCCCACTTAACGTGGACTTCTCCAGTTGGGGCAGTACGAGCGAGCACAACACGGATGATTGCTTGATCATCCATATCTGGGTTGCGCTCCACACCGAGAATCAGGTCAGCATCTTGGGCAAACGAAGAGGTGTATCCGATTGCGTCAGCAGTCACCGCACGGGTCTTTCGGTTTTGGAGTTTCCATGAGAGAACCTGAGTGGTGGCTACGACAGGAATATCAAACCGTTGTGCTAACCGTTTCAAAGAACGAGTGATGTTGGTCAATGCCTGTGGTGATCCCTTTGGCTCACCTTCCTCGTCGTCCATCAAATACACACCGTCAACAAACAGAACGTCAGGGTTGTACTCCTGAATCTTTCCTGCGAGGGCACTAACAGTCGTAAGCGATGATGTGTCTTCACTGAACACGAAGGGTTGCATGTGCTTGCGTAGCGACAAGGCTTGACGAATCTTCTTCATATCATCCTTGTTAAGGTCACCACTAAGAATGCGTGTGTATGGAACCTTGGATATCAGAGAGTCATAACGTGCTTCTTGTTCCTCAATACTCATTTCAAAGGAAACGAAGAGGGGCCGTTTCCCGTGGATGTGTGAGGAATTAGCGAGAATAAGAGCGAAGAGGGACTTACCACGCTTGGGTTCACCGGCAAAGACGATGAACTGCTGTGGACGTAGTCCGTGGGTAATTCGGTCAAGCCCATGGAATCCGGTAGGAATGCCACGAAGAGCATTGGGTTGTTGACGCATCTCATCGTAACGAGCAAGGCGGTTCTCCCAGTTCTGAATGATGTCAATGTCACGAAGACGTGATGCCTCTACCGAGGATTTCTGAATGGCTGACGACAACGAACTGATAGCAGTGTTGATGTCGTTGTCATTGATTGCTGGAATAGCAGACGACAAAGCGTCAACGATGATTCGCTGACGGTAAGAGTCAAACACCTCATCCAGCAGACGGGAGAATGTCTCGTCAGTTGCGTCTTCTAGTTGGATGTCCCCGTACTGTTGGCTGAACACACGGTCTGTAGGAAGAGCACCATGGGTGCGGTTGAAGTCAAGCAACCATTCCCAGATGGGTGACCACGTTGATGAGAAGTGGTCAGGCTTGAGTCCTGCACGAACCGGGGTATTGATGTCTTTCTCTTGAATGATCTTTGAGATAAGTAAGAGTTCGCTAGACGACATCAAATGCTCCACGGCTTGTCAGGGCTGACAACTTTACCACGCAATCCAAGAATTGAAGAGTAGTCCTCATGTGGTGTGTAGACAACCGCAATAGAACGGTCGTAGACCAAGTCACTTGCGAACTCAATAATTGATGGGTACCACAAAACTGGGGTGCTTACACCTTTACGGATTAGCCACTTCTCAATTGGATCAACCGCATCAGGGGAAAGGAAAGTGATGACATGAGTAGCGATGCCCCGCCGGTTAACGCAATCAGAGAGCGACCGCATCGGCATATCATGAACAGTCCATAGGGGTATCACAGATGACCAGTCAGATGTTCGCTTATGGTAAGCACCCTTAACCTTGCCAACGATGGTTGATGGTGGGGATGCAAGAACTCCTTCAAACATGGTGACCTGTTTGATACGGGACACGGGATGAATGTCGTTCTTTTCCATCAGGCGATCCGAATACCCGTCATGTCAGAGACTGCTACGGCAATGCGGTCACCATACCGACGAGTGAAGTCAATCTGTGACAGCGTCGTGGTGATGATCGTCGTACGAGAGTCCTCATAACGACGACGAATCAAAGAACCCACCTCATGGACTGAGTAATCGGTTTGACGTTCCTGCCCGACACCATCTAGCACCACGACATCAAAGACACCTTGGATGTACTTCAAGAGGTAAGGCATTGAGTACATCTCTGGGAGAAGACCATTGTCTCCTTCAAAGGAATCCTTCAGCATGTCAATGTAGCGGTCTGCGCTAATGAACCGACCTGACACGCCTTTTTCACGAATCAGGTACTGAAGGATCGCCTGTGAGGTAACACTCTTTCCACTGCCGTTGACACCGGTCAGGATCAGTGAGTTACCAAACTCGTAGTTGTGAACCCAGTGGTTGATTGACTTCATCGCCTTGTCGGAAATGGTCAGGTCATCTAGCCCGATAGAACGCCAACGATTGGGTACCCGAGAATGGAACATGCGTTCGTCTACGGGGCGATTACGCCACCACTTCTCCGACTTCCAGTCGGTCGGAACAACATATGTCTGTGACATGGAACTCCTTAGTTACGATTGATGCGTCGGTAGTTGTACACAGCAGAAACTATGCTATCTGCCGCTGGTCTAATGCTCTGTTTTGTTGTTGACAGCAATTCTTTTGGCAATGGAATATCAGATAATGTTGAATGTATATCTGATACATCAACATCTTCCTCATCCAAATGCCAGCGAACCAGTGAGTTTAAAGCACTCAACATGGGCTGGAAGTTCGGGGTATCAAACGATGTGTCAATGATACTAGCCACCAACTCAGGGTAGCGGTAGGAGGCATCTAATCCACGGAGGATGACAGCCTGCTGGATCACACTGTCAAAGGCATCATTCCACGGAAGGTTGATACCTGACCGGTCAAAGTCTGACATCAGGAACCGCAGGGTCACTCCCATGTCGTCATCCAACGTGACTGGCATGTTCTCCATGAGACTGGTCTGTACTGACTTGGTGCAAAACATGAGCACGGGGGAGTCGGCTTTGATGAACCGTTCGTTGGTGAAAAACCGGTCAATCATTCCCTTGATGGTGGGTCGGGTAAGACCACCGTCAAGTAGTAACCGGATGTTGCGCCGAAGGATGTTCATGTCCTGAAAGGTGTACGAGCAGTTCATGACAGACCGTGGATGGTAGACGAAGTAGTTCGTCAGGTCGTTGACCTCTGGGCGTGGCTTCCGTTTGGTTTCTGACTGCTTGGTCTGTTCAGGTTTGTCTGGGTCTGCCCCAATGATCATGTCGCCCTCGGCCCTCTTTAATAATTCTCTATGTATCTCTTTATCTATTATTACTCTATGGTTTTCGTTTTGCTGGTCACACGCTGGAGTTTCTTTGATTTCAATAGGGTCATGGGTGACCCTATCAACCTCATTGGATAGGGTCATGGGTGACCCTATAATAGGGTCATGGGTGACCCCATATGGGGTCATGGGTGACCCTATTACCTTCTGTGTATAATGCACTTTATATACCGAAGATGCGGGGCGTGGTCGTCGTACAATATTAATGATGTGGTGTTGTTCCAACCACTTCAATGACCGCTTAACAGTCTCTTTGGAAGTGCGTGATTTGATGGCGATGTCGGAAATGGAAGCGTCAATCTCTTTGGTGTTGAGGCTCATCATGGACACCAACGTGACCAGAATCTGCAAGTCTCGGGGTTGCCCGTGCTCGTTGATGTAGTCCACGGACCACTCAGGAACAGCAATAAATCTACCCCCGAAGACATTACTGGTTCCCATGAGGTGGAGGACGTTATCACCTTTTTTGTCCCTCTGCAACACACGTCACAGAGTGATATTCTGTAATTTGCCGAGCACTGGAGACAAAGTGAAAGATTTAATTAAATCGCTGAAAGTGGTCATGTCCGATGTAGTTACTTTCTACTTCATGGCTCATGGGTACCATTGGAACGTGGAAGGTCAAGACTTCAGCCAGTACCACTCTTTGTTCTCCGACATCTATGAGGATGTGTACGGTTCCATTGATCCACTTGCAGAAAACATCCGCAAACTTGACGACTACGCACCTTTCAACCTTCAGAAGTTTATTGATCTACGAACCATTGAATTCAAGGATGTACAGCCAAGTCCAAAGGCAATGGCTGGTTCTCTGATGAAGGCTAACGACATCTTGCTTGAGCGTCTTAACGAAGCGTTTGATCAGGCAACTAAAGATAAACAGCAGGGCATCGCCAACTTCCTTGCTGACCGCATTGATATGCATATGAAATGGCGTTGGCAACTTAAAGCATCAACGAAATAGGAGTTACCGTGGCAAGTAAAAAAGATCCCCGTCTTGAACGGGCAGGTGTTGATGGTTACAACAAACCAAAGCGTACGCCTGACCACCCAACTAAGTCGCACATTGTTGTTGCCAAAGAAGGCGACAAGGTAAAGACCATCCGCTTTGGTGAACAGGGTGCCGAGACTGCCGGTAAGCCCAAGGCTGGAGAGTCTGAGCGCATGAAAGATAAACGTGCGTCGTTCAAGGCTCGTCACGCTAAAAACATTGCCAAGGGAAAGATGTCAGCCGCCTACTGGGCTAACAAGGAGAAGTGGTGATGGCTTCTAAAAAGAAGACTGAATCAAAGGTTAACGAGGCTGGTAACTACACAAAGCCAGCCCTTCGTAAGCGTCTCTTCAACGAGATTAAGGCTGGCACAAAAGGGGGAGACCCCGGTGAATGGTCAGCACGAAAAGCCCAACTCCTTGCCAAACGGTACAAGGAAGCCGGTGGTGGGTACAAGGACTGACCATGGCTAAGAAAGAACCACAGAAGGATTTAGACAAGTGGACTAAAGAGAAGTGGCGCACTTCTGATGGTTCAGAGTCAAAGGGCAAGAAGCGGTACCTTCCTGATAAGGCGTGGAATGAATTGTCTCCACAAGAGAAAGCCGCTACCAATAAAGCCAAGGCTGAAGGAAACAAGAAGGGAAAGCAGTTTGTTCCCCAGCCCAAGAGCATCGCAGAAAAGACAGCGAAACACCGGAAGGGAGGTAAGTGATTATGTGTGCATCATGTGGATGTGGTCTCAAGGACAAGAAAGATCCCGGCTACGGCAAGGGACCAAAGAACAGCAAGAAGGCTTCAGAGAAGAAAGCCGCCCCAAAGAAGAAGAAGTGAACTCACTGATTACTCACAGTTGTGGGTAATAGAAAAACCCCTAGCCGTGCGCTAGGGGTTTTTCATGTGGTGGGGGAACCACGTTTTTTATTTAGCCCAATGTGACTACTCACATCGGTATGTCATGGAGCACTGTATCAGTGGGTAGTGTGACTGACAACCATCTTGAACATTTTATTTAAAAGTTCTGGGTCTCCCTTAAACCCAAGTTCAACACCGTTGTTGAACAGCACAATGATTGTGCTGATCTCCCCGTCGTTTTCCTTTGGGTCTTCCTCATGGGTGTTGTTGCCCACAAGCACACGGATTGCTTCCTCTTTGGTCTTCACATCATGACCGGCATCACGGGCCATCCGCTTTACAGATGCGGCTGGCATAACCTGAAGGGTCTCTTCATCAAAAGACATCTCCCCAACGCTAGGGAGTTCTGCGTCACTGACAGGCTTCTCAGGCTCAGACACCTCATCAATAATGATCGGGGTCAGTCCATTGGTGAGTTCTAGTGAAGGGATACCTGATTCAATGCAGGATGTGGCAATCTCAATGGATCGCTCAGGGTGGCTCTCATCCCAAACGAGCAAAGCAATACCTTTGATATCACGTTCAGCAAGTATGTTGATGATATCAAAGTCAACATCGTCGGACTCAATCGTTTCCTTAGCCTTGTCCATGAGAACCTTAGGTGGTTTACGCCCCTCGTTGCTGACAACCAAGGAAAACATTGCGTCGTTATCCAACATCCAGTCGTAAACAATCTCCATGGATGCCGACACTTTCTTGTTGCCGTACCACGGAACGACGTACATAACTTTTGTGGAGACATCCCCCAATGAAGCAATTACTGTGGATGGCTCAACCTCATTGGTTGATCCAATAACCCCGTACAACTCTTGCATGTTGCTCCTATCGCAAACTCTTTCGGTGTGCCGCATCCCCACTGAGCGTAAGGAGGCGATGAACAGCATGCACTGTACCAGACAGTGAAGCAATCGCCAATCCATTAATCACAAGATTTTCACATCCGATGATTAGTCCAGCAACGTACCCAAGAACGATCCCTGCCAAGATCTTTACCCACGGCATTGCTTCTCGGGGAAGAACTGCGTCTATGAATTGGAGCGTTTTATATACCGCTAGTGAGGCTAAAAGTATGCTTATCATAATCCCGGTATGTTGTTGTAAGTGACTGTGTACTTCAGGTTTGAAGTTGGAATCACATTACTATAAACAGTACCGGATGTCACCAATTCGGATGCTGGCAAGATACTGGGGATCAATCTCTTGATCACATTTTTGGTCTTTTGATAGTTAGCCGTGTACACAGAGAACGACGCATTTGGGTTTGCTGGGTCTAACCAGCGGTAGTCAGAAATTGTGTTCACTCCGTCAACAAGCCAACCACCAAGACGGGTGTACCCATCAAAGTATTCGCCCTCGTAATTACGCTCTAGTAAGAGGTACTTAAAGTCGTCAAAGTTATAGTTTACAGAGTTGTAAACAGACGTGAATGTGATCCGTACCTTTGCGTTAGTGTAACTAGAGAAACTGCTGGGTACGTCAAGTTTCCAGTATTTAGTTGAACCCACTCTAACTGGAGAGGTGTCCTCGGCAATCAATGCTGAGGCAGAGGTGTACAACCCCACTGATACCACAGCATCTTGAACGGGCTTCAAAAGGCTTCCGGTTTGGATAGAGAAGTACAAAGAATCCCCCGAGATAACGGGAACATCTGCTCCTGCTGTTTCCAAAACAAACTGGGTACCATTAGATGGGTTCGGGTAACCAACCCACTTCTGGGTAGTTACTGTGGCATTGCTTCCACCATCTGTTGGTGTGCCTCCGGTATAAGTAGGGCTAAACGATACCGTCCCTGCAAGACCTGCGTCGTAAACAGTAACGGAGGTCATGTCAGTAGATGGATAACCACCATCTAGACCCGCCGCTACCCCGTTAACCAGCATAGGGTCTTTTATTAAGTTACAACGCTGAGTGTAGATTTTAATTGTGTTAGTTGCTGTATCAACTGTTGCTTGTGCCCCAGCCAGCACACTTAGTTCTTTTTCTATTGACGAAATGGTTCCCTTGCTTCGTCGTATAATGCCTGCGGCATCCATGAGGTTCCGTAGTCGTTCACTACTCAGTTCTGAAGCCGTAAGGTTGATACCCATTTCATAGGCCAACTTGTTCAAAGTTTCCACTTCGGCTATCTGGGGGTCTTTCATAACGATCATGTAATCAAGTACCGACCGGATATAATCCATGTCCCATCCGAATATGGAAAGATATTTGTACAACGGACTTCCGTTTTCTTGATCCAACATTCGGTAATAGGCAGGCACTCGTTTATAGAGTGCATCAGTACTTCCATAATTAGTAGGAAGTAGAACCGACAAACGTGCTACAGGTTCGTAGTAATCATCAGTGCCATTAGAAAGGAATCGTACGAACATCGTGTAGTACGCCCATGTCCCACTAACATCCGTGTGTGTTATCTCCGACTGAGTTCTAGTGTTAATTAGTGTGACACCCTCAGCAATTGTTTCGGGGTGACCAAAGGGTGAATACACGATGTACACAGAGTAGGGAACAGGGGTAGAGGTTGTTGGGGTCTGTAGGGTTATACCCCAATTTAGATTTACCTTCCCGTAGTCATATGCGTAAGCCTCAAACAGTTCTGGGCTACTAAGGACAGCACCAACTTCCCCACTCGGGGCAATCTGTATTTCATCACCACGCAGGTATGTAGCAGATGCGGCTCCTGCCGATGCAGAGGAGTCAGAAGGGTAATACTGAAGGTATGACCCTCCTTCAAATGTGGTTCTGCGTAGGGTAAAGGATTTGCGAGCCATATTATGCCGACGTGGTCATTCCACCAGTTGTTGTTACCACTACCGTTCCCTTTTTCAATAGTTCTACAGGTGAGAGTGCCCCAGTTGATATGGGGTTATTACTTGGGTCATACATTTGGAATGTACTAATAGTGCAGTAATCAACACCTTCAACTGCCATAACCAACTTGTATACATCGGCTACCCGTATTTCTTTTCCAAAGTCAACAGAACTAAACGAAAACAGACCATCAAGCGCATCACTTACATCTGATTTAACCCAAGCCGCTACATAATTGTCCGACACTTTTACATCAACGCTGATATTTAGTTTATTGACAACCAAAGAACTAGCAATAGTGAGGGTGGTACCAAGTACCTTTTTAGGGGTAATTATGCCGGAAACAAGTGATTGAAGATCAGCAGAGACGCTAATGCTGTTTGCTGACAGATTGAGGTAGTCACTTACATAAGGAAGTGGGTACACGGTTACTGATGCACCACCTGCTCCTGATGTATAAGAAGCCACAGCCTTATACACACCATCTGCCCTAAGTGCGAGATCCTTGTAGTCCTCTAGGGTAACTGCACGGTCTTGTGACCGTACAACTGCCTGTAGAGAGCGTCGTATTGATTCAACATTCTCTCCGTCTCCACCACCTGTTGCAACAGAGGAACCAGAGATGGAGAGTGAAGCAGATGGGGAACTCTTAAATGATCTGATTGCATTTTGCGGTATGTTTCCAAGAGAACCAGACCCAACAGTGTAAGTCACTGTGATGGTGCTACCAGCAACAGGTATACGTCCATTAGCACGGTTACCAAACACAATTTCAATCTCGTCATTGGCTGTTAGGTAAAGAACATAACCGGGGGTACCAATTGGAATATCGGTGATGTTTCCGTACCGAATCCACCGTTGTGACGTTCCCTCTTCAGTAACGTACACTTGGATAGTTGAAGGCACTACTTTTGTAGTTGGTATTTTATACCTTTGGCTTGGTTGACCGGAAGACGATGAAGTCAGTACTTGGTCAACGACACGAGTTCCTTCTTTTACAAGAACCGATACAGTGGAGGCACTGGCGGCTGTTACTTCTGAGGTGGCATAGAAGTAAAAGTATTCATCGTTTGAGATTCCAACAAACTCTGTGTACTGAGGGATGCTCACCGATGATGAACTGGAGTTTGAAACGTACACAGTTGCTTCAGAAGATGTTTTAAAGTTTGGCGTATAGTCATACAGATTTGCGTATGCAAGAACGCTCTCTCGCTGTGTAGCGGTCTCAATAAATGCCTCTTGAGATGCCCGATCAATGTAGTAATGAATGACATCTCCCATGTACGACCATAGGTCTACAAACATCATTCCAAAGTCAGAGGGGTCACGATCAGTCCACTCGGGAACCGTCGTGGATGCACGGCGCAATAGGTCTTGTTTGATATTGGAAAAGTTACGACTTGCGTAATCAAATGCTGGGTTAGTAGCCATAGTTATCCTTAGAAAGCAGTGTCTTCTGTTATGGTACCGGGATAGGCTACTTTGATAGTGGCTAGTTGTGTAACACCAAGTGGCAATCTGTATTCAACGTATACCATCATAACATTTTTGCTCTCCTGTAATGAACCCATATTGTTCATGTACATATTACTAATGTTTGCTGTTGATATGTTGTCCTTCAGATCCATAACGGCATCGGTTCGGTAGTCAGAAAAGATTAACGGATCGTTTATTTCATGAACCATTCCCATGAGTCCAGAGCCGTACGTCGGGATAGACACTCTTTCCAAAGGCTCTGTGACCAGCACATTTGCAATCTTTTGCTCTGTAATGGTCTCTAAATCTCGGGTTATAGATACCCGACCGTTATCAAATGAGAATGGTATTTTCATAGATTTCATGGCATCTCCATCAGATCACATTAAGTAGATAAACTTTATCAAAGTTATTACCCTCAACAGCAACAATAATCTGTGAGTCAACAGGTGGTGCCCATGTCAGGTATTGCCCATTAGAAGGCTTATGTAGTGCAATACTTTCTGATGGTCCAAGAATGTGGGGTATCTTTACATACACATTTCCCGTTGTTGTGTCAGACTGGACTACCAATGCACGGTAGACATCCATATTTGGTTTAGGTGTACTCATTAACTTTCTCCAATGATGATACCCATACCCCATTTTTCATTATGGGGGTTGGTGGTTTTATGAAGTTTGATACGTTTGGTACCTCAGGGTCTTGTGTGTAATCATCATTTTTAAATAACTCTAAATTAGTTACATACTTTTCTTTTCCAATTTTATGGTGAACACTTGAGACATACCATAAACCATCAAACGCTGAGTCATACTTATTTAAATTAACGGTACCACCGGGTACTATCCCACCACCAGCGGCTATCTCTGCTTTGGCTCGGTACACACTTTTGTAGCGTTCACTAGAGGCTATTGCTCTTATGTTTTCCTCCACCGTTTGGTACGGGGTCTTTAGAGGAATAGTAAACTTAGAACTAAGAACTGTCTTATGGTTAGCAATATCTGTGTTAGTTGCATCCATTTCAAAGACATTTCCTTCACGATCAAGGATCGTGTTGGTTGTTTTACTTGAGTTACCTAGTGATGATAGATGACCTAAGTAGGGGGAAAAAGCCATCACAGAGCACGGGCTGTTATTAGAATCAGTTTTCATTGTTAATAAGTCATGGTAAGAAGTGAGCCTTCCAACTGACTTATCACGGTCCCATATGTGCATATGTGTTCCATGCACAGACATGGTGTAACCAAATGTATCTATAACCTTACGAAGAAACGACCAGTCACTTTCAGACGACTGAACAAGTCGTGTTGGCTTAAATGAATCCTTTGGGTAATCCACACTAAAGTGGTATTTTGCCGCCATCTCTTTAATAATGTTTCCAAGGGTTGGGTAATCCCATACACGAGATGAAACGGTCTTCATATTTAAGGATGCACCAATACAGTTGAGCCGTGTTATCTGTACCGGACTTCTATTTACTAACCCATTTCTTGTAACAATTTGTGGTTCAGTTGATATGATATATCCATAAAAAGACTGGCTTCTACCATACCCAGAGTCAACAAGAACGTAAACACCGGCACCAAGGTAATCAGTTACGGCTCTTGGGGGTAACCCAACAATGTCTATTGAGAGCATGTCATGCTCATTCTCCGTCAAATACAAATCCATTCCTTGAACGGCGGTGTAATCAACGGCTACCCCATCAATTGAAAACTCAACATTTGGGGATAATGGGTGAAGACTTTTGGTAATCATATTGGAATACGCAAAGAACTTCCTGTTGGTATTTGGTCAGGCCATTCAATCTGTGGGTTAATATCAGCAATTTCCCAGTACCTATTACTGTCACCGAGGAATTTGACTGCCAACAAATCAAATGTGTCACCATCTCTAGATGTGTAGACAGCAAATTTAGTGGATTCCTGCGGCTTGCGATCAGCATAACGCTTACTATCAGTAAGTTTATAGCGGTCTGTAGATAGGTAACTAGCCATTATGACAAATCCTCCTCAAGACGGTCAGGGGGTCTGTTTGTATCTACCCAATCAAAGAATAGACTAGTCATTCCAGCCGGTCCTCCAAAAGCGTTTGTTCCATAAGAACCTTGCCGAACTGCTTTGGTGCTGGAGAACTTCTCTATTACAGAGTCACCGAACTCTGATGTTCTTGATATCTTAGCCCTTGCACTTGAATAAATAATAAAGTATTTATTCTTAAGATTATCGTATAGGTATTGATATAACTCTGCGTCACTACCAAACGCAACACTTCCTGCCGACGGTACAAAATCTAGGTAGTTATCAAGAGTCATAGCGTACTGAGATTGGTTCTCTGAGTTAACACTATTTGAACGACCACCGATTGGGTCGTTTACGTTCGCAGTGTATCGTTGTACCCATTCATCTTCGTTGGCTATGGTTCGTCTAAAACTGTATTGTCCTACTTTTTTAGTGGATGGAATACTACTCAAGTTTTGTGATGCGGTATCAGCCAAAGCCTGAGTATCATATGGACCATATAGATCAACAAACACAGTGTATTCTATTTTTAATGGTTCTCCGTCTCTAAACAACTTACGAATAGGTTCCTCTTCGTTACCGTCAGGTACGTTGTCTGCACTTGTGTACAATCTAGCCCAAACAGTTGGGTTACTTACCTCTTTATTATTGAGGTATAGATACCCCGGTCCTACCCACCCCTTAGTCATTAGCCCAACAATTGGGTGACTTGCATACCCAGAATCAAAATCTGTGTCAATTAACTCTATGTTGTCACTGTACACAAGAACCATTTTATTTAAATAGTTCTGCGCTAGGTAGTAAAGGGATGTTGTTGCATCCTTGTCTGCCTTTTGTTCGGCATCTACATCATCTGCTCGTTTATCTAACTGACTTGTTAAGAATGTTTTATCACGAGCAAAACCAATGTAAATAGCATTTACCTGTAAAACAACTTTACATTGGATAGGAACCATATTTGTATTAAACTTAGTAAACTGAACGTCAGTACTAGATATGAAACCATCAACCATAAATAGGGATGAGAACACAATTCGTACTGGTTGAGGAATAAGGAATGCAGAGTTTCCTAAGTTAATATTTGATGCAAACCTGTCCAACGCCTCAGGTGCTCGTTGATCATATGTGAATTGTACTGACCCATCCTCATTTGTGATGTCAGCCTTCATCCGTTCATATTCAACTTTTGCATCTTGTTTTAATTTGGATGTCTGGTAATCCAGCATGTCCTTAGAAAAACCTTGACCAATGATGCTAAATAGTTGTGTTAAATCAGCCATAACGCCAATATCTTTTGCATCTTTATCACTTGGGTTTTGAAGGTCAGCCGTAAAAGCGTTTAGACCAGTGTTGTTTGCTACTTCCATTGTTCGGTCAAACAATAAGTCAAAAGCAAACGAGGTACTGCCAGCCGTTGGTTGTATGAACTGTGCTGGATCTTGAAGAATACTAAAGTACATTCCTTCACGCTGTGTAACAACTTGCTGGATATCCTGTGGGTTAAACTGAAAGTTCAAACGACGTTTTGGAAGCGTTTCACCTGCCCCAAGTCTGGTGTATAGGTTACGCATAAAACCACGATCAAGTGTTACTGCTTTTGATGTAAGTGGTTGATCCCATTGACCATTTTGATGAGCAAGTACTCGTACTACTCGGTCTGGGTAAATAAATGGAGGGTTCGTCTTTTCATCTGGGTCGTTACGCCCGTCAGAAAAGATAGTACTAGGGAAAAACTGGTCGTTACGGTAATTCATCAGGTACGCCTCAACATCCGTGTATTAACTTCACGCTCCAATAGTACCCCAACCCTTTGAGCCAGTCGCTCTAGGTCAATGTCAGCCGGAGTTGCACCTGACATTATTTGAATTGTTGGGGATATCGTTATGGTATGACCGCCTACGATATTGGTAGAACCACCTACGGCTCTCGTTGATCCTCCCATCGGGTCTCCTGATTTACCCATTTCTTGGATAATACGAGTAGCCTCAGGCATAATGGTGTTTGTACCATTCAATGGACTCCCATTAAATGACCAGTCTTGGAATGGGTCACGCCCATGACCTTTATTCCATTTATACTTTTCAAATGCAATCCGTGCGTTAGTGGCTGGGTCAAAGAGTGCTTCGTTATTAGAGATCCCCCAAGCGGATCGGTTCCCCTCTGGATTTGTAGCACCGGGAATCATGTTGATTTGCATCAACCCATATGACAAATCGTCATCATCGCTAGTGAAACTTCGTGGATTCCATCGTGATTCACGCCAAGAAATGGCAAGAGCATTAACAAGATCTTGACCACGGAACCCAGCGTTATACAAGAACTGTGCTACCTGTTGACCACTTAAAGAACCTCCACCAGTAGGAACATCCGATGTGGAAGAACTATTTCCAGCACCTGATGATCTACCACGACGTGACCGGCTCGTTGGGTACCCAACAGAGCCACCCTTTACACGAGCACGAGATTTTACTTTCTGAGAAATGGTTCCTGTTGCTAATGAGAACCCGCTGGACCCTTTTTCAACAGGAGAATAATCAGGGGTAGACCCACCTCTAAAAGTAGCCGTAGTGGTTGGTGTATTTGGGGTAGTTCCAGACCTAGAATTAGATGGTCCTACTCCTTCTGGCATACCCCATGGAGAACCTGCGGCTTCATAACCTCTACGAGAGGTTGGGACTCCAGCAGGTTGGACGTGCCATGGTTCATCATTTACTTTTGAGAATTCAATAAGACCGAACTTTGCGGCATTAGCAGTAACCCATGCTATATCTCCAACAAGGTCTGCCGCTAGTCCAACTTCGTGCATTGACCTTCCGGGGGGAGCCATGTCGGCATCCCCCGGATTTATCTTTTCCCAATACTTATCATTCCAGAATATATTTGTTTCTTTGTCGGTTGGTCTGTACCTTTTCAAGAACCCAGATTCTTGTTCTTGTTCGGTTCGGAAACCGCCACCAAACCCAACATTAGGGTTGGCAACAAACATGTTAATTAGTTGCTCTTGGAACCTTGAATTGAGTCGTTTAAACTTAGGTTTATTACGCAATTCGGAAATTGTGATTCTCTGGCTACCATCTCCATAAGGGATAGTCACTAAGTCACTTGCGGATGCTGGTGTTGAAGATGCCCCATTAGTTGGACTTGCGGAGCCTCCAGAGTCGTTACCTACTCCACTACCGTCTCCAAACATTCCACCAATAAAGTTTCCTGCCAGAGCACCTAATACAGGTTGACCAAAGAGGGCACCAATACCCAGCCCCAAGCCAGTTCCGACCTTCATACCAATTCGGTTACTCGTACGGGCACCGATTATTCCAGACATCACATCTTCAAACTTGCCCATTACTTTTACAAGTTTTTGTGTCTGCTGTTCAAGATCAGCAAAGTTGTCAGCCTGACGGCTGTAGAAGTTTTCTTCCCGACGAGTTCTTAGTCGGTCTGTTTCCTCTGCTTGAGTAGCAAAGTTATCCTCAATACCCATGCGTTTACGATCCTCTTTTTTAGAGGGGTCGTACATTCCTTTTCCACCCTTTTCTTTAAAGGTCTGGTTCTCCATTGCATACTGGATGAGTTGGGTCTGCATATCACCAGTGATACCCATTTGTGCAAGGTTTGCACGAGTTACCGATCCGGGGGCTAGGGCACCTTTAAGGATACGGGGATCTGACAATCCAGTCGTGCGTACCAGCCCCTGCATGAGGTCCATCATTGATCGTTGTTTACCACCCGGTCCAATAAGACTTTGACCGGTCATCATGAACATACGGTTGACAACATCTGGGCTGGCAAGTTGGTTGATCATTCCAACTGCCTCTTGTCCACCGAGAGTGAATCCCGAGATAGTTCTTAGTGCCTCAACACTTGATGCTTGTTGACGACCACTGATACCAGTCTGGGCTTCTAGCCCCATGAGAGCATTGATTCCACCAGCACCAAGTCGGTAGTTTGTTAAAGGTTGCCTGTAGGTGTTCTGTACAGCAACCTGACTCATGCCCTTCATCTGCTGGAATAGAACAGATGTGCGGTCAGCGGCTAGGGAGTATTCACGGTTACGGTCAACACGGGCATCAATAGCACCCATTGTTTGGTTAAAGGCTTGGTTTGCAAAAGTAGCAACTTGGCCTATAGCGGCTCCACGAGTTAGACCAATACCACCTTCAGGAGTTTGCCCACCAAGGGGCATATTGAGCCAACTCTTAAATCTCCCACCTGTTGTACCTCCTACACCCTTATCAATAGGTGTAGGAGTAAAGGTACCTCCAGCAACCTTGGTTCCTCCAATGGACCCAAGGGTTCCTGTCTTTGTTCCTTGGGTAGCATTTTGTAGTGCCTCAGCAGAAGCACCAGCCTCTTTCAGGGCTTTAGCAATACCTTCTGCTTCCATCCGAATTGAATGGAACTTAATCTTTAGGTTATTAAGAGTTTGTTCGTCCTGCTTAATACCAATTTTGAGGTTGGTTAGCACAGTATCCGCTCCACCAAGGAGACGGTTTACTTCACTTTCGCCTATGTCTGCCAACTCTAACCTCCGTTCTCATTTCTCCATTTTGCCATACGGAACCAGAAGTCCCGCTGGCGCACGGTCATTGACCGTAAATCCGAGAGATTAAACCCTTTGTAGACGGAGGCTATTAGTTCGTGTTCCCAGTATAGATATTTTACATTAACCCAGTAGAAGGGATACCCAATCTATTGCGATGTCCATGTTTGCTGAACAATGAGCGCATTGGGTATTCACCTCCTTGATCTTGGGACCAATCTCCACACTGAGAAGGGTCTTAATGATCTTGTTACGGTCGGCAAGACTAAGGGTCTTGGCCCACTTGATGGGGTCTTCTGGGGCTTCCCCCTCATCCCATACGGCACAGCGAGCAATCATGAGACTGCTTTGTTCTGCCGTTGTCTTACCATCTTTCACGACCTGAACGCTGTCGTTCCCAGTTGGTATACGGAACTTTACTTTAGTACCTTTACGCAAAATTACTTCTAGTGGCTTCTTTACATCTACGTTTGGAACGGATATCGGGAAGTCATCAACAAGGTTGATAGTGATATCGCTGTCCTTACCACACAACTCGCAGGTACGGGTGAAGGTTTTCTCTGGCCCATAAGTAGCCTTGACAACCCCTAAGAACAGGGCATCACGGTCTCCAATTACCAGATCTTGTAGGTAGTTCTGGTTACCGTTAATCGTAATGTTGCCAATCCGCTCTGTTGCACGAGCCAACAGGGTGTTGATGTATTTGGCGTACGTCATATTGCGGTCATTTTCTAATGACGCAAGGTACTCCTCATCTTCACCAGTCAACTCACGAACCTCTGCGGTGGTCTGCCAAAGTCCTGTTGTTGGGTCTACCAGACCACGCTGTAGTTCAACAATCAGGGACTCAGGCTTTCCAATGCTGGGTACCTTGTCTTTAATGGCATCATTAAACGATGCCACCTCGTTGGTGTCAGTGCTCAATTTGTAACCCCTTTATGGTTTAATTATGCTTTGCTTGCGATTCCAGCGATTTCGGTGTCGCTCCATGCGATGTAGAAACCCTCATGGTGAACAGTCAACTGCTGAATCATAATACCGCTTTCACCAGCGGAAAGGTCGCTGAGAGCGTAAGCACCGGGCCAGCAGTTGTACAACTTAATAGCCAACTTGGTATCGCCAAGATTTGGGTTTGCAGAGTTAGCCTGCTCTGGCTCTTGGTAGTTACCGGCTGATACTGGGTGGTCAAATACCTTGACGATAATGTCGCATCGGTAGTCGTTGTTACCACTACGGCTTCCAGTGCTGGCTTGGTTCCATGAGTGCAGGAATTCCTGCCAACGCCACATGTCTGCACCACCGGCAAACACGCCACGGCTGAAGGTCACAGGAGCAAAGTCTGACTGACCTACCAACTTATGGGTGTGGGTGTTCATACCACCCTCACGGTAACCAACCATTTCGTTCTGTACTGAGATACCAGACATAACAGAAAAGCCAAGGTTACCAATACCAGCCGCCGCAGTTGCTAGACCGCCACCACCCGGAGGAACGATTTGAACTTGGAATTTAAAGTTACGAATCGGATCGTTTGCTGTTGAACGTGCCATTATCTATACCCCTATCAGAGTGTCTCTACGGTGTTTGAACCACCAGTCCATTGACTGATGTTGATGACTACATATTCAGCGGGGTATTGCAGAGCAACACCTACTTCAACGTGAACTTCCCCGTTGTTAATAGTGGTTGACGTGTTGTTTGAACTATCGCAGGTCACATAAAAAGCCTGATCTGCGTTTGCGCCCTTTAGTCCACCCGAACGCCAGAACTCTGACAACAAGGAGGAAGCGACCACACTGAGACGTGACCACAGACGCTCGTCGTTTGGCTCAAATACTGCAAAGGCTGTGGCATCCTTCAATGCCTGCTTCAAGTAGTTGAGTGAGCGACGGATTGGAATGAACTTGTCTGGTTCGGTCTTGACAAGGGTGCGAGCACCGTTGACAATGATGCCTCCACCGGGGATGGCTTTCAACATGTTCACGTTGTAGGTGTCGTACAGAAGACCGGTCTGAGTCTCAGTAAACTGAGTTACAAGACCGAGTGCATTTCGTACTTCTACGTTATTACCTGCTGGAGCCTTAGCAACAGTTCGTGCAATCTCTGTGCGGATGTAAGCACCGGCAATTGCGCCACCGGGATAGGTGGTACGAATTGCGGCTGGACCGCTCTTAGATGGGTCAACCATCTTCAGGGCTGGGTAGTACACAGCACCGTATGAAGATACGTTGTATGAACCTACGACGCTTCCACCAATAACAGATGGATCGGTAGCGGTCTTGTCGGGGTCAATGATGACAAACGAGTTTCCTCGTGCCTCTGCCTTGGCAAGGAATGCGTTTACAACCGTTGCTGTGGTCTTTCCAACTGCGTTAAGGAGAAGCACTCCGTTGATCACATCAAGATTGGTAAGAGCGGCTGTGTAGTCAGCATCAACAATTGATGCACCGTTTGTACCACTAGCACTGGTTACGGCAGTGGTGTACCAAGCCCATGTGGCACTAGCGGCAATAGTGGGTACTGATACTGTGACAAACTTGGAGTAGTTGTCTAGTACAGAATCTACATAACGGTTGCTTGAAGGATCAACTGACAACTCGTTCCAACGCTCTACCTCAACACCATCAAGTTTGATGACGAGGTTAAAGGTAGGAATCTGTGAAGCAGATGCGGCTACAACTCCAGCAGTTACCTCAAAAGTAAGACCATTACCCCATGTACCTTCGCTTACAGCAGTAGCAGTGAACAAAGTTGCTGAAGCGTTACCGGTACCGGTTGGGTAATATGGGACAGTAGCGGTTGCCTTGGTGGCACCAGTACCTACTACACGGTTGATATAGGCTTCTTTACCACCGTTAGCGAAGTAGTGGTATACAGCAAAGCCCAACTCATAGTCTTGATCAAGGTCACCATAGAGTGACTTGAATGAAGCCCACGAGTCAACGAAGGTTGCAACAGTGGGTCCACGTCCGGCCTCACCAAAGAAGGCGGCTACGGACCTTGTTGGGTTTCCCTGCTGTGTGTTGGCTACAAAAGCCGACTCGGTTACATATACGCCGGGGTTCTTGTATGTCGGCATTTAAAACTCCTCAGAAAATGGGTCAGTGAATACAGATGGGTTGGTTACGTCTACGTTATTAATGTTACCAACTACGGATGTTACACGCTTGATAGCCACCAGATCAGATGTAGGCATTTCTGCTGTCAATTGAACTGTATATACTTTTCTAAATATACGCTTTTTGAATCCAGCCTCTTGGTCTAGAAGGTCGGCAGATGCCCACCCCGCTAGATCAAAACGACGGATTGTGCCATCTTCTGGGATTTCAATGAACCCCCTACGAAAGGGCATAATACGCCGTAGTATTTTACTTGTTAATTGACGATCATGCAGGGCACTACGGGCAAACGTAGAAATTTGGTATACCAAGATCATTGGTACAAACGATTCCATACGCAAGTAGTTAGACCCCTGTGTTTGAGCGGCTAGTTCTTGAGCCGTCAGTTCAGATGGGTAGTAGTTTACAAAATCAGCCCTTGCGGATGCTGAGGCAGTAGAACCATAGTAGTAATAGTTTTCTGACTGCTGGCGAGAAGTATCGTGTGCGATATCAATTAGTTCAATAGTGATGAACGGATACTTCTTCTCTGTTTCTCCTTCGGGGTACCGGAAGAAGACGCTTACAGGTCGTTCAGCATTACGGTCATCAGTGACCGTAATCGCAGAAAACCTAGCCTTAACAGCGGCATCTTCGGCAAGTAAGAAACCCTTGGGCATTAGAACAAAGCCTCCGATATCATACGGGATACACGTTCAGCCACCCGTTGCTGGGCAGAGTATGCGGCTTTGCGAAGGACAGGACGAGGGGGTTGTCCGTCCCCACCGTACTCAAGGATTTGAGCACGGGGGCTAGTTGAATAGATATTAATCTCTTCAGTGTTTTCGTTGTACACAATATTGATTGTGTCGGCAACGTCTCCCCATGATGAACGAGCGTCAGTGCGTACTTGGTCTTGAAACTCATCTAGGGCTTTTTTAATAAAAGAACCCAACTTCTTTTCAACGACAAACACGGCGGCTACGGATGCAGGAAGTCCGTATAGGGGCAACTTAGAACTATGGGCATGGTCAGCATAAGGGCTGAGATCAGAGGTAGCGAGCATGCGTACTCCGTAGTTCTAGGCGTTGGATTACCTGACGCTCATCAGGTATACACATTCTACCCTATAATTGGAAGGCTCGTAGGCCAAGGGGCATTAATGTTTCCAACGGTTGGAACCACATCGTTGACCATCTCCTGATCAACGTAGATTTCGTATCCTTGAATGGTTACAAAAACCTCACTCTTTAAACGACCCCGAACACGGTAGTCAGATATTCCATAAAAACGACCATCGTAAAGGAATATGTCGTTTAGGTGGGGTTGGTATTCCCAAACAGACTCAATACCAGCATCCCTCATATCCCGTATGGACAACTTCATCTGTATAGTCTGGGTCGGTTGGCGACCATCAGCAATTGACCGGCGAGCGTCTTCTGTCTCCTCTACCGTAATCACTGGGAGTGAAACACCCGATTTGTAGTTCCTTCCACCAGTCCCATAGACACCTTCGTCGTATACATCGTTGTACACGCTGTTTGCAGATGTTGAGGCTCCTAGAGGAAGGAACTCATACCATACGACGTACTCGCCCGTTACACTGTGGTATCTACGGTACTTATCGTGAATATTGTTAAGTTCACGCCGAATGTCCATTAGTAGTACGCATTCGTCGTCTGACCGGTAAGTGGGGTAGTGTCAACGTAAACGTCTTCACGAAGGTTGTCGTCTTTGACCTCTGGGTCCAATATCCCTGAGTCAATCTCAGGCCATAGACGTTCTGTGGGTGAGTAGTCCCCGAACTCTTTTTGCTTGTACAAGGGAACAAGTCGGTTAGTAGTACGAGATACACGACGTAGATTGAATACCTCAAGACGGTCAAAGCCAATGTTGAGGTTTGTGGCGTGGCGTTCGTACTCCTTTTCCCATTGCATGAGGAGTGCTTGCACCATACGGAAACGCTGACTTGCGGGGATATGGATGGCTTCTGATGTGATGACATCAATGTCACGACTGTATTCAGTCATGAGTGCCCATAAGCATTCACAGATGGCGGCAATACCAATTGCATTGATAACCACATCAGCCAATTGGTTTACTGCCAAGTTTGTGGTATGCAGGTGCTTTTCTAGAGCACGTTTAGAGTAGAAAGTTAAATCAGTTGGGGTTACCCATTCGTAGTAATAGCCTTCTATCAGCAGTTTTGTGTTTGCTGGGTAAGTTGTGGTAAGGCGAAGGATTCCGTTGCGCTCGTCTAGACTGTACTGGGATGTGGTTAGCGCAGAAGCAGAGCCTGACGAAGAGGTATAGACAGCCACCCAAAGAGACGTTGAATCTACGTTGATCTGACCCAACTCATAGGTTCTTCCTACGGCATCAAAGGATGTCTGAAAGAACTTAGGGAAGTCTCGTAGATAGGTACGAGCAATCGTTTCTATATCAGATAGTTCAGCCACGATACAAGTGTACCTTACTGTGGGAGTGAAGGGTTAGGACCGGGAACTGTTTTCTGAGTTGGTTGACTCATCGCTGGTTGCTCTTCTCGGCTACGACCAACAGTAACTCCCCGTTTGATACGGATATCATTAGGGCTACCTGATGGCGGTGATACCTTTTCTGACATCACAACACCCGGATAAACCAACGCATTGTAGTGTATGAAGGAAGTACACTAAAAGCAGTTGCTGGGTCGTTTCCGGTGGATCCAGAGGTGTTCACACTTGGACCTTCTGTCGGGGAAGACGTTGGTGTCTGGGTGTTACCAGATACGGTAATGGTGACTGTGTGGTCGTGACTACCAGCCGTCTGGGTCTGTGCCACGTTAATAACCGACATACCACCTTGGGCACCAACTCCAAGACCATCAATGAGTCCATCATTGTCGGTGCTGTAGCCAGCCAAGTAGTTTGGGCTGGTGTAAGAACCTAGACGAACTACGACGTTGTTACCGCTGGAGTCACCTTGGTGAGCGTGTGCACCAGCCAAAGAGGTTGTAACAGTGGATGACGGAAGACTAATTGCGTGAGTGTGTGTACCAATTCCATGAGTGTGATTGGCAAGAGTGTGCGTGTGCGCTGGAAGGTTGGTAGTTCCCAAGGTGACCGAGTCGGCACCACCAGTAGAACCCGGTGTTCCACTACCCCGAACAAACTTGTTGTTTAGGTCAGGGAGGGCAAACTGAGTAGAAGTGCCAGCACCATAGGTAGTTCCTAGAAGACCAAACAGCGTCCCGTAGGTACTCTTTGAGAGAAGTTGACCATTACACTCTTTCCAGAATGTGGGGTCTGGAGCCGTGGTGCTGGGCCACATAATGATCGCACCAATTGGGGTAACAGACCCAGTATTGGATTGAAGGATCAACTCAACCCATGAACCATCACGCTTTACATACACACCGGATGAACTTGGTCCTACCGTGTTTTTGTAGTAAAAGTCTCCATTAGAACCAATGGCAGATGACGGAACATTGTCGCCCCTAAGGCTGGTGGTTGAGGGTACGTTGACACGCTTATCAACGATTGCGGAGTTGGTAATGATGGCAGAACCATTACGGAAAATAGCCGCTAGGACAACATCAGTTGCTGGGTTAACGTACGTTAATACGTTGACACCAGTCGTAGTAGACATACGACTTGGAGTCGGAGGGAAGGTTGGGTTGGTCGTGCTTTCCGGTCCTTGAACAACCACAATGGAAGTAGAAGAACCGGAAAGACGAGCAACTACCAGATCAAACCGTGTGTTGGTTGATGTCGGAGGTGTTGGCATCCCCAGTGGGGAAATTGACGAGACATCATGTACAACACCCTGAATAGCAACGTGACCCTCAGTTACGGACACAACTCCAGATGACGCTGAAACAGCACATCCAGAAAGAACCCCTGTTGAACGGTCCCCAAGGATTTGGAAATCCAGTGCATCAGGTTCTGCTTGGTCTAGGGCACCAAACAGTGTTCCAATGTCGGTAGCGTTAGGGACTATAAGGGGCATTTACTACCTCAGAGAGTGTCGTAGATGTTCCCGTTTTGACGAAGGTAACCATAAAGGTCACGGGGCAGTCTGTAACGCTTACCGTCTTCAAAATCGTAAGAGTCACGTCCCCAGAACATTTTCCATGTTCCCTTAACACGGGCGTTTACTAAATCTGAACCAGAGTTACTAACTACCTGTGGTTCGTAAGAGATTTCATCAATGACATCTGTGTCGTCATCTGTTTCAACTTCTACAAAGGATTGAGTTGGTTTGCGTGGCATATTGTCTCCAATTGTTACTGTATGTACGAGGTTTTGTGAGGTGGGGCCGCATCAACACACGACCCCACCCCACGAACTTTCTCCTTTATCAGGAGATTGCACCACCAAGGGTGTTGAGGATTACACGGCTCTCGTGGGTGATTACACCGAAGCCCCAGATGGCGTACCATGCAAGACCGTGCTCACGACCGAAGTCAATGACACCACCGTCACGGAGTTCAACCGGGAGGGCGATGGCGTGACCGAAGGCGTTGTCACCAAGCATGATTGCGCTGTAGGACTCAGCGGTCGGAGCCTGAGCACCGCCCTGAGTGGGGCTGAGGTCTGCGGGGATGCTGAGACCCTTCTTCACCTGAGTGGTTTCAATGAAGACTACGTCGTAGATACGACCGATTTCACCAAGCATGAAGTTGCCGGGGGCGGCGTACTTGGTGACTTCAATGAACTCAGGCCAGTCACGGAGTGAACGAGCCTGTGAGGGGTGCACGAAGCAGACGTAGGTGTCGCCCAAACGGGGGATGTTCTGACCGGCGAGTACTTCAACAGCGTCCTTGATGGTGGCTGGTGAGAGGTAACCGGGGGCAGAAGCCGAACCAAGGGTACCGGCATCGTAGGGGCTGATTGATCCACGGCTAGCGGCGGCGGTACGACCGAACACGACGCTTGGGGCTACTGCCGACCCACCACCGAACGGTACACCGTTGCTGTAGAGGGTGTTACGAGCCTCAATGTCCATGCTCTGTGCCATGTGGCGACCGAGTAGACGGCTGGATGATGCCATAACGTCGTCAAACGAGGCATTGAGGAGCAGTTCGGTGACTGCTACAGCCTTACCGTGTTCGGTGACGGTGATCTGGATCTGGCTTGCTGAGAGAGCCACTGGATCCATGCGTACACCTTCAGTCAGGGTGGCACCGGCACCTGCGCCGGACTCCGTGACTGCGAGGTTGTTGTAACGCATGAAGTTGATGGTCAAACCGGGCATAACGCCGAGTTCGGTCTTCTTCACAGCGAACTGCTCAAAGCGAAGCACTGGCATTGCTTGGAACAGGATTTCCTTTGACCAGATCTGCTGGATGGCAGGGGTCAGGGCATCGCTGGCGTTACCAGCGTAGCCGTTTGCTGAAATAGCGGTGGTACCGGTAATTGCACCACCGTTTGGTGTGGGGTATGCCATTTGAATATCCTCCGATGGATATGGTTAAGTTGAATTAGTAGCGTCCCCGCTGTGGACGGGTTGCTGATAGTAGGCGGTCACGCATTTTCATGTACTGATCCATCGGCATGTTGCGGATGTCCTCCGCTGACAACGTCTGGTATTCCATCTGGTTATCCATTGGTCCAGACGGGGGAGCCGTCACCGGTGCCCCTTTCAGGCGAGTCGGTTGACTTGCCTGCTGGATTGATTCAATTATAGCACTACTACGATCACGAAGTACAGCAATGCTATTTTCTATCTCGTCAGGTGAGTTACCTGCAATCAGATCACGGAGTTCAGGAATGATTGTTTCCTGCTCCTCAGCCATACGTCGCTGACGGTATGTCTCCAACTGCTGTGCCTGACGCTCCTTCTCAAGGAGGGCATCCTGAGCCTGACGCTCTTGCTCCAACTGAGCAAACTTCTGACCCCACTCCTGCTCAACCTGATTGATTCGTTTATTAAACTCATCTTCACGCTTGGCAAGGAGTTCCTTGGCAGACAGTTCCTCAATTTCACGCTGACGCATCAGTTCGGACTCTTTACGAGCACGTTCCTCTGCCTCTTTAATAGCCTGCTCACGCTCACGGGAAAGCAAGTTCAACTGCTCTTCCATTTGCTTGACACGACCATCGGAATCCTCAAGACGCTTGTACATCTTGTCCTTCTCCTGCTGACGGATCTTTTGAACATCCTCTTCAGAGAAGTACTTTTCTTCCTTGGTCTGGGCCTTTGGCTCAATGATGGTTTGTTCAACGGGAATGGTAATCCCGTCTTCTGAATTAACTGGCATGTTTTTTACCTCTGTTAGTTTGGCTGTTATTAGCAGGTTTAAAGCAACTGTTAATTATTCTTCGTCAGGAGTACGACGCTGGGCGAACCTAGCCCCGTATGCCCGTTGTATCAATTTGTTTAACGTGTCCATTTCTGGACCACCTATTTGCATACCGGGGAGTGGGCCTTGCGCCCCACCCTGACCGGCTGGTGTAACACTAGCACCTTCCATAGCGGGTGTGCCGTCAGGAAGCATACCAGTTGTTAGCATTACGGATTGCTGAATTTGGGCATTGAGCATTTGAAGTGCCCCTTGATCCAAAGCATCCTCCATAAGTTCTTCAAAGATTTCTGCCATCTTCTCGTTGGGGAATTCCTCACCAAGAATGCGAAGAGCACCCCGCTTGGATTCCAAACCAAGAGCCATCTTGGTCTGCACTTCATTAAGTTTAATGAGTACATCAACTGGGAGTGGCTCGGGCCAGTGGATCTCCGTCTGATATGTGAGTGGATCCGCAGGATCAAGTTGTGTTGCTTGATCACGTTCTGGCATTTCTGCCGTAGTTGGGTTATAGATAAGAGACTCAGGTTGGAAAACAACAGCAGTACGAATGATCAGTTCGTTGATTTTCTCAAGACCCTTAGTGAAGTGAATACGCTTCATCATGTAGCGGTTCATCATGGGCTGGTACTGGATGGCTAGAGCCACACCTGAGGTGTTAGATACGGGCTGGAACTGACCGAGGGCTGTTTCAGGTACGCCTGTAATCTCGTGCATAGCCCGTTTCAAGAATGAGATGTACTCAAGTGCACCAGCCATCTCTCCACGGGACTCAAGGTTAAAGACAGAGGCTTCCTTGGGAAGACCCGCCCAAACCTTCTTTGGACCACGCTCCAACTGGCTGGCCTTGGCTCCAGTAATGATGGTTACGGGGGCGGCGTGGTAGTTGATAATGTCCGATACCTCGGTCATCTTTTCGTTTAACTCACGGTTAAGCGGGATGATGTCCCAGATGTCGGACTGACCCCAAGGGGACGACGATACGGTCGTATTAGGCATATGGACCACTGGGATATGCCCAATTGGGTTGGGGTACTGATCAATTAGTTCGTCATTGATGTACTGCTCAATAAGGTCGTCAGTAAGGATCTCGGTAAATGTATAAACTTGACGAGTTCCTTCAGGGCTGGTTCCCCAGAAGCGGTACTTCAACTTGAACCTTAGAAGACGGTCACGGTCGTGAGGGTGGTACTCAGGGAAACAGTGAGACGGGTTCAATGGGATGATTCGGATTCTTCCCTCATGAGGAATTCCGATACTGTCTACATAAGGCTCCTCGTAGGCAACCTTTACGAAGCAGTCACCGGTAACTCCAGCCAACTGCCCCATTTCCCAGAGTACATAATGCTTTGAGTTATGTACTTCCCATACCTTATGTAGCAGGTAGGGAATAATGGCGGCATTCTGCTCTGGGCACTTAAACTGAATACCCTTACCAAAGCAGAAGTTTGTAATGTAATCCGACATGGTTCGGACGTAGTTCATGGTGATATTTTGTTCACCCATTTCCCTACGGTACGACCAGTGGTGACCAAGGTACCAAGCCCAACAAGAGGAATACCGGTTAAGTCTTGGACCGTGTACCTCAAACTCTTCGTCGGCTAGTTCAACCAAGCCCAAAGGGGATACGGATACCGTAAGGTCACTTGAGGAAGCCCTATAACTTGGTGACCAGAAATCAATCGGCATTAGACCCTCGGGTATGTAGTTCGTTTAACATCAATTGCACAATACTAGCAGGCAAATCAATGTACGTTATTGATTGTACCATTCCCGCAGGTATGTGAGCGGGATTGCTGTAGGAAATAAAATCAGATGATTCGTCATTCCTATCTACCAAGAATGTCCCTACTAGGTTGACGTGGTCATCTAACATCTCTTCAATAATCCATCCAACGCTAAATGGGCGTATAGGATGAACTTTGTACCTATCCTTTGATATCCACCCCGTAGGGCCATCAAAGGCATCAAGCCACTCAACTATGGCAAGTCGGGGTATACCCTTTTCAGGATTCTTTTTCTTTGCCATAGAAGATCTTTCCTCGGTAGAAGGCTTCGCCGTCGTGAATGGGCACTTGCTCATAGTGGAAACGGGCTTCACCTTGTGGCTGATATGTAACCACAGCAAGACCCTGTTGCCAGTTCTCTACGACGGTCAATGGGCGACCATCTAGATCCAAACCACCTTTAGTGGATGGGACATCACCAGTTGTCTTGGCTAGGCATCCGGGGGATGCCGCCATAATGGTTTTTGGACCATCCCAATCTTCTCGTGTTTTTTCATTCCACTCACGACGGTGAACATGTCCATAGATGACCGACACCTTCTCGGAGTTCAGGTACATATGGCTAGTAGAACCGTTTGACTTCACACGGTCACCATGAATGATCTTCAATCGTTCGTTTACCCAGTAATGGGATGCGGGGTATCCCGGTTTGAATGTGACCCCATACTCATCCATACGGCATAGGTATGGCACTGACATAACGGGCCACGACTCAGGTGTGTTTCCTTTGCGTAGGCCAAACGCAGAAACTGCGTTGTCAATCAGCATTCGTGGGAGACGTTCTTCGTGGTTACCAGCGAGCCAAATGATCTCTGCGTTAGGAGCGGCGTTACGCAACTCAGCACATAGTGTGGTTGCCCTATCAATTGTTGCCTGCGTTGTTCGCTGGTAAGCGGGGCTAAGTCGGTATTTACCAAACTCAGGAAAGTCTAGGTTGTCTCCCAGCAGAATGATTTTGTCTGGCTTAACCGACTTTGTGATTGCTAAAGCAACAGACAGGGCAGTTTCGTCATGTGTTGTTGCTAGTGAATCGTCCTGTGACCGGTAATAGCCAATCTGGATGTCTGGAAGAATAACTGCGGTTTGGTAATCACTGCCGTTTGGTTTAGTACCAGCATTGATTGGTGGAACTTTGTATGACGGACCTTGTGTAATAACAGGCCATTCTGGACCACTAGCCCACTTAGGACTGAATTGGATAGCGGTGAGGTCATGAATTTCTGCCTCACCCTCATCATTCTTAGTGAGTGACTGATAGATGGAGACCCGTTTGATATCTCCAATATCGTCAACATTGATATTGTTTTTATCCAACAAGTCTGCAAGGCGGCCAAGTTTTGATTTCTGGTCTGCCACCTTTAGATCTTTAATGAGATCACTCACAGCCACACCGCCCATTGAAGTGACGGAGAACCGTACTGGCACTGATCTGATGACCATTCTTTTTTAGAACTTCAGATAACCAAGTTCCTGAGAATGTGCGTGAGCGACCGTTTCCTGTTTCTTTTTGTATTGCTTCTTCAATGTTAGATAGGGCTTGTTGCTCTTCATCAGTCATTGATTCTTTAATTCGTGTGTAACCACACTTCTGCTTTGTGCTGTTAGTGGTTCTACTTAATAGATCCTGCACCAGATTGCTTTTTGACAACTTGTGCTCCTTGTGTTTGACGACTTACGCCGTTTTCTTTTCTTTTTGTGGTACTAACGCTCGTAGAGACTGTATCAGATGTATTAGATCTCGTTCTTCATCTTTTCCACGAGGTGTTACTCGCTCTAAATAGTACAAAATACGGTCAGCACTAACTTTACCCACTGCCACTCCTTAATCACGGTAGATGAAGAGGATAGCAGAGTGCAGTTATTTTGGTTGTACTTTAGCGGTCAGTCGTTTAAGAAAACGCCATGTTGACTGAGAGAACTGCTGGGACGGACAAAGTTCTCATCACCAGATTCAACCTGCTCTTCACCTGTAGTCAACCGACGGATTGGGAGTACAACTGCATGACCACCTTGTGGATCAAGGAATCGCATGTCATGTCGGTATCCACTAATAGTTTGGTATGCATCTCCACCAAAATGGAATCTTCCACCGGGGATCATTGCGGTTTGATGACCACCAAAGAATGGATGTCTTTCAGAGATAGCAACAGGAACAGCAAAGTTTTGATTACGGCTTGCCAGTTGGCGCACCCGCTCTGGGGTGGTTCCTTCATGAAGGCTGTGGATATAATACAGGTTAGGAGTTGCCTTCAAACGTGCGTCTTCTTGACCGAGTTCTTCTGAAGACAGTGCTCCACGAGTATTATGCTTTGTGTACTCGTTGAACTGTACTTTGTCACGACCATAGTCTTTAAAGAAGATATCCGCTGTTGGCAACATGTCATAACGGATATCAGTTGTTCCATTAAAGCGAACAACAGGTCGTACACCTGCTCCAGCCGCTTTATTTTGGAACTTCTCTAGGTTTGCGTGGAGAATTGTCAAGAAGTGCTCTGGGTGAGCGGAAGCAAAGGCCGTCCGAACACGGAGTGCATGCTGTTGTGCTGGAAATCCTAATTGACCAGACCCACTTAGACAGGCGGCACGACATCCTGCTGAAGAACAAACACAGGAGTTTACCAGCGGGATGTGTGGCTCTCCTCGCAAAGAACGAACCATGTTGTTCATTCTGATAGCGGCATTAGCCTCATTTGCTGGTGCTGAATACTGAACTATTTGACCGTGACCAGCAGTTTCCTCTGCCCCAGCATTGTGACGCAGTTTGGCACTATCAGTGGTCATCAAATAGGGGGATTTACCACCAACTATTGTCTCGCCGGTTGTGGGGTGAGCACCTTCAAAAGAGGTAGAAAACTCACGAAATCGTCTGCGGGAGTCGGCAATACCCTTCCGACTTAAATCAAGATCGGAAGGTTGTACCGTCGCAAGAATATTCTCAAGCGGTTCAGCCACTTAAATCAGTCCGATACCACCGTGGGGTTTGGACGATTCATGTGGGTGCCGGTGTTGTAGACATACTCAAATGTCGGCATCATGTCACCAGCCATAGCACCCTTGACGAAGTCGCCCAACATTGCTGGTGCTTCAATCCAAGTGGAGGATCCAACGTGAGCACGTTCACGCATGGTCTCCTCGGGATACTTGTAGAACATCTCAGGGTTGTTGTGGTTCATCCGCATGGGGGATGGGGCGGTGTCCTCGTAAGCACCAACACCAAAGTCCATGGGAACGTCAGAGTCAGTTGCAATACCCTCTTCAAAACGAAGAGGCCCACGGTTCATTGGGATGCTAGGGGCGTAAGTGCGCTCAAACATAGGCATTCCCTTTTCTGGGAACATAGGGGCTGGAGCAACATTCATGTGTATTTCCTCCTGATGGAGAGTTGGGGTACCTATATAAAGAGTACCATGTTTTTAGGAACTTATCTGAAGAATGGGTTATCAGATACGGTTACCATTGGCATTGTATCAGCAACTGATAGGGCGCATGCGATGGCGAGGGAGTCTGGGTAGTCATCAAATGCCCCCTTTTCGTCGGGGGCTTCGGCTAGTAGGTAGGGTCCACGGTAGACCTTTTCCAAGTCCAACATTTGTTGATTAAACCGCTTCCAAGAACGAGTTCTACGGGCTTTGGAATGCCCCGGAATAACCAATTGTCCTCTTTGCATTAACTCTGTTAAATGCACCCAGCGGTCGTTCTGGTTCTTGGCATCTGAGGTAACGGGCATAACTTCTATATGAGGCAAAAGCACCTGTAGACGTTCCGCTACGGCTCCACCAACACCTTGAGCATCCACACCAATACGATATATATCGTAATTGCGTAAAAAGTCAATGATCTCAAAGTACTGGGATTCCCATTCCTCATTGTTGATTTCTAGCCAATTAAGTACACGATGTTCGTAGAAGCCAAATGGGTCTGGGTGATCCCAATCCACCCACACGATGGTCACCACTGTTGAGTCGTTAGAACGAGCCACGTCAATACCAGCAACAACTGGAGTTCTCCACCATTGTTTAATGAGTCCCATACTGGGGTCGTACAAAGAGGACAGACGGTCGTCTGTCACGAACATTCCCTTTTCCAGAATCCACTTATTACAGTAAGACATCTGGAACTCATCTGAGTCTTCACCAATTCGTACCTTTTCTTTGGCGATGAACTTGGCGTAGTTATCATTGTATTTAGCCGCTATACGCCAGTCGTACTCAAAGTGTGATTGTCTATGACCACGACGACCGTTTACGTCACGTCGTTTATTGAATTGGATCATCTTGTAGAAATACGACTTATTGCGGGTGGCAGTTCCGGTTAGAGCAATACTTCCGTTGTTGAACGCCAACATTGGCTTGATGGACTTTGAAATCATGAACTCATCGGCTTCCTGAGCCTCGTCAATCATTACAAAGTGGTATGTCTTTGATTCAATCTTTGCCTTTGGGTTACATGTCTGCATACGACAAAGTGACCCTGAGTTTTTCAAAGCAATGATCTTGCCCTTACCACGGGAACCACCAGAAGCCGCCTTGTCGTCAATCTCGGGGTCAAGGAGGAAATCCATGGCGTGGTCACTAGTAAGTTTAGAAACGACACGACTAAACACCGTGTCTGCCTGATCCTCTGTGGGAGCAAATACGCCAACCCAGAATCCCTTTTCAAACTTTCCAAGCCAAGTTGGGTAAACCTTTGACAGTTTTGGAAGAATAACCATTAGGGAAGCAATTACGTTTGACAACACTTCCGATTTACCAGACTGACGAGTTGCAACAACAGTCAGTTCTTCACCGTCTCCAAGAACTATGGATTGTATAAGGCGGTGTGCGATAGGTACCTGATATGGGAACAACTCAACGTCACAGAATTCCTCAAGGAAAACAATCAGTTTTAGTACGAGTTGCTCAATGAATTCTGAGGAAGTCTCATCTAGTTCTTCTACAAGGTCTTCCTCAAGAAGGTTTTCTTCTACGAGTTCTTCCATGGTCAACTCTTGCGACTTTGTATCTCATCCCAAAGAGCAGAGAGAACATCTACATGTTGTGTTACTTCCGTGGATTCACCACCTTGGTAACGCCACCTATCAAATGCGTTACCCATTGTCATTATTGTGGTGTCCATCCAATTGATTAAGGACGGAGTATCCATTCGGTGGATACGATCAATGTTGTGGGGTTTGTTAGTAGCACGGTCTTCTTTTGAACGCATGAATAACTTCATTTCCACTCCCTAATTTCTTTAACAGGTGTTGTCAACTGATGACCCTTTAGGGCGTACAGCAATCCGCTGTGATCATCATCAGAAACAGTTTGGTTTGCCTTCTTACAAAGACCTAGTTGGAATATGTATTTATTACATCTAACTTGTAAACCTTTTCCAGTTCGCCATGGGGAACTTGTTTGACGCATGAATCCGATGCTAAGGATACTATCTTTTTTCTTACCGGAGTCACGGAGAATCCAATACACAGGACCAAATGTCCAAAGTGAATTAATGTGGCGATATCCAGTTACAATTGTGACTAAAGTCACAAAGCCTGTGGATAACATTGTCGCCAATACTAGTATCATATGCCTGCTACTCCTGCTCCATATGGGAATCCATCCGTGTTTTGATACCCATATGCCTCTAGCATATGAGTAACCGCACGTCCTTTTGAATAGTACTCTCTGAACACTCGGTACACAGACATTGGAATAAATTCTGTGGTGCCATAAACGTACAGGGTTCTTGGTCTTTGGAACCTAACAAAGACGTACCCGTAGGGGCCATGCTCATAGTCCGATATCGGGGTGTTACCGTACTTTGCGTTACTTACCGTAAACTCACCAGTAGTGGGTTGGTAGTTATCCGTCATTCCTTTATTCTTTACAACAAAAGGAACACCTTGGTCATCCACGGGGATAAAACTGTGAGCCGCCACTCTAGTGCTTAATTGTGGGCCTTGGTAGTACTGGTCAGCCTTACCAACAAAATACGGGCCAATGTCATGCCCAGATGGGATATAAATATCCGCACCTTTTTGCTTTACAAATGTGGTTGGATCTTCTGGTGGGGCAGGTCTTAGGTCGGTGCCTACCTGCTCCATCAATTCTCGTATACGGTGAAGACCTTCGTCTCCCATACCTCTTCGTTTAGCCATGTTGAGTCCTAACTATATGTTGTGGCAGTGCACTCAATACCAGTCAAAACTAGGTCATCTGCAAGCCAGTAGTCACCACTAGTGCTTAACGCACACCCGGAGGTCATTCCTTTGCCTGCCACAGCCCCAATGTAGAATCTGTACGAGTTAAGAATAGAACCACCAGTGGAAGTTGTTACAGTTCTTGTTGAGTAGGAAGCACTAAAGTTTCCTCCCGGCACGGCATCTTCTTGCAAAACCCCAAAGATATTTCCACCCGATTTTGGATAGTAATAACGCACGTTTGAAGAGTTAGACAAAGCATTTCGGTCAAATGTTTGACCGACTGAGTAATCAGGTGTACCTACGGCAGGTTTACGACCTGATACAAAACGTGTAGACATTGAATCAACCCGAATGTACCCAGCAGTCCCCGGTGTGTCAGCCACTCCAGAGAATTGGTATGAGAAGCGAACAGGGTCGCATCCTGAAGGTGCTGTTGAAGTGTTAATAATAACAGTTTCTGAAGAAGTACCATACCAAGTTCGTGGTGCCTCAGCAATGCCTGTGGTCATATATCTGTAGTTAGACGTACCAGATGTACCACCAGTATTTCGTGCACGGACAAAGAAGTTATATGATGTGTTTTCTACAACAGGAACATCATAGGATGTTGTTCCTGAACCAACCGTTGCAAACAACGATCCATTTGCGTAGATATCGTAGTTGTAAGCGTAAGTTACGCTGTTCCAACTAAGTCGTGCGAAACTGCGTTCGCTTGCACTTTGTGAGTAGAACGATAATGTTGGAGTTTCAGGGGTCGGAGGTCTTGGAGTTTGAGAACTCCCAGACGATGCTGATGAACGGTCCCCTGCTGTTGTAACTGTCCGTACATATACTGTGTATGTTGTGTCGTTTGTTAGACCAGTAATTGCGTACGGTGAAGATGTTCCAGCACTAGACCATGTTGACCCGTTGAGGCTGTATTCGTACGAGGCGTTTGCGTCTGTTCCCTGTGGGGCAGAGAACGAAACGGTGAGTTGTTGGTTACCAGAAGAAACTCCAGTAATAGTAGGTGCCACTGGGATGGCTACTGGACGTGCTGACGCACTAGACGACCCATCTGATGATCCAATTGAGTTAACCGCCCTTAGTTTGACACTATAGGTGGTACCGTTTGTGAGACCAGTGATGTTCAATGGTGAAGCGGTTGTACCTACTAAACGGTTTGACCAAGTAGCCCCGTTGTCAATTGAATATTGATAGGTGGTCGTAGGGCTTGTACCCTCTGACCCAGCAGTAAAAAACACATCAACGGTTGTACCGGTTGTTCCATTGATAGCGTTAGAAATAGACGTAATGGTAGGAGCACCCGGTCTGATACCACTACCAAGGCCCAGTGATCGTGAAGACCCTGCTGAGAAACTGGATATTAAAGGCATTACGCAAATTTAGTCTGTGAAGCAAACACCGTGTAAGTAGCAGGTGCGGTCTTGACAATTGTGTATGCGTACACGTCAATACTGTTAGCGTTACCAGCAGAAGGTGCAGTTCCACCCTGCCACTTCGGGGTAACTGATGATCCGTCAATTTGGAAAGCAGTTGGCCTGTAAGCCGTTCCTCCGTTTGTAACGGCAACTACGACGGTCATGCTCTGTCCATTAGACATAACGCTGTTTAATGTGTTAGAGCCATCTCCACGAACATTTAAAGTCCAGTTATTTGCAGAGTTTGATGTGTATAACCATGCACCGGAGGTGTTTGCGTCAATGTTGGTGGTTGACGATGGTGCTCCAGCAACAACATTCCATACCTCTATGGGAGACGTAAGGACTCCCTTTGATATGGCTGGAGAACTAAAAGTACCGCTGGTAACGCTAGGGGATGATACAACTGGATTGGTGAGAGTCTTATTAGTAAGGGTCTCTGAACCGGTTAGAGTAACTGGTGGCAACGCCCACTCTAGACCAGTTGCCGTTGCGGAGTTTGCAGTTAGTACATAACCATTTGATCCGACTGCTAAAGCGGAAGGTACGTTATCCGCTGTTGCGGTGATAATGTCACCTTTATTATCTACAATAGCCCGTGCAATAGCACCGGAAGATGTAGTTGTGTCTAGGGTTAGTACTGCTGATCCTGCCGAGGCACTACCAGATAGTCCAGAACCACCGGTAACAGATGTAATAGTTCCGGTAGCGTAATAGGCTAAAGCAGACCAACTAAGTGAGCCATCCCCTATTTTGAACTGACGTGTATCAGTTTCAAAACCTGCCTCACCAGCGGAAAGAGTGGGGTTAGCACTAGTCCATTCACTAGCGGTACCACGTCTTAGTTGAATTTTTACTGCCATTTAAGGCTCCTTGTCAGCCGAACATCTTCTTCCATGTTACAGGACCAACGATGCCGTCTGCCTTTAGGCCATTAGCCGCCTGCCAAGCCTTGAGGGCTTCAGTGCTCTTTGGACCAAAATCACCATCTGGAGTAGCCCCAATAATGGCTTGAACCAACTTAGCGGCATCACCCTTAGACCCTTGTTGTACAGGAGTGCCGGGGTAGTCAAACTTTAAACCGCCCGATGCTGGAGCAGATGCGGGGGCTGAAGCAACAGGAGCAACTTGTGCCGAACCATCTGGGGTCTTATCACCAAGGCAATACTGCCAGTGCCAAGCCTCAAATTCTTTTGATTGACGGTTATCGGTCTGAAGGTAGAACCCGTACTTGGGGGCATTGGCGCACATCCAATCAAAGCAGGCACCACCCATCCCAGTAAGTTTACCACCTACATCATAACCAAGGTCAATCGCAAGACCCCACCCGTGGTTAGAACCTTTAACGCCAGTCGGATCTGGAGCGGCTGAAGGAGCCTTACCCGGCTTCAAGTACCACGTCTTGCCCTCATACTGACGGGTGACCTGAGGACTACGACCCTGATCGGTGGTGGTGTAGCGGTCCATGAACATCTTTAACTGGTCTTCAAAACCACGATAGTCACCGACGTTCTTCAGTTTAAAACCAGCCGCAAGAGCGGCATCGTACATCTTATTAAACTGCTCGGCTACCGGAGCATACATACGACCACCGGTCTTAACAGGTGCAAGAACATTTGCAGGTAACTGCCCATTCTTAAACTGCTTTAGTGCAGTTGGTACAACTAACTTAATGTAGGGCAGGTTCATACAGCCTCCTGTGGAGTTTTCTTGACAGCCTCAATTGTAGCCTCTAATACAGCGATACGCTGGGCCTGTTGAGCAATCTGATTAGATAGAGACTCAATTACTTTGTTTACGTCAATTGTAATTTCTGGTGTTTTTGCCTTACTGGACATCATCGTCTCCTAAGTGGTCGTGGGGATGGTCATGGTCATGTGGATGGTCATGGTCTTGTATGGGTGTAGAAGGATCTCCTTGCGGAGGCTCCATATCTGTATTCACAATAAACGAAGAGATAATCCATTTATCGTTAGTTATTGGAACACAAGATTCGTGCAGATGAGTCCACACAGCAGGAAACAAAACGATACGTCCTGCTTTAGGTGTTACATGTACGTTATGCAACGGGAAGTTTGTTTCTCCACCGTATTCCACATCATTTAAATACATGACTGACGCAAGAACCCTATTGTGAACACGAGAACCGGGGAATGAATCAACATGGGGGCGGTAATACCCGTAGTTCTTGTAATACCGTTGAACTTGAAATCCGGTGTCTGCTACGGATATCCAGTTGTCAAGATGACGATATTGCTGTTTGTAAATTGCTACAGCAGAAAGCAAGTTACTGGAGAAATGGTCTTCAAGATCTCGCCATTCAATACCCCATTGAATATTTAAATCCCTAAAAGCAACTTCTGAAAAGTTCATATCTTCAGTTGTTTTAGTTCGCCAGTCAACACCTCCAAGTGTTTTACCAGCATGAGATCTATCCCATACAGTCTTAAGTCTATTAACTAACTCAGAACATTTGTCTGGATTTATTAGTCCATCAAAAACCGTGATAAGGCCAGCACTACCCGCTGGTTGTTGAACTTCTATCTGCATCGTATTCTCCAATTGACCTAGTTGTAGAAATCTTTGTATACAGCCATTCACTGAATTCATCGCTTAGTGGTGGTATTTGTGAAATGTCTGCCCTGTCCTGAGCGTTTGTGGAACCCGTCAAGAATTTACTTACCTTTTCTTCAGGAACCTCAGAAAGTAACCACTCTTTTATGTTTTCTGGTATCTGTAGAACTTCTACCATACCATGACTTACTTCAGCGATACGTTCTCTATTTCCTAACTCTGTGTAAGCAAAGTCCCACTCAAGGAGGAGCCGAAACACTTCTTGAAGAGTTCGTGCTGAATCGCTATGGGGTTCTTTAATAGTCCGTACTTCATCCTCTGGATCAAGCATTTCAAAGTACATAATATGCCCGTATGGTAGTGCCTCAATAACAGGAAATATTGCTGTTATTTTCCCAAATGCAATGTAATGGTGACCTGTAAGAGGGTACGGTTCTTCACTCTTTCCGCATGAACATTTATCACCAAGCCACGAATGGAACCCCTGTGGCCCCTTTCGTGAGGTTGCATCACAACGAGTTGATTCACCGTCCGTTACTTGAATATTCCTAATAGGGACGTGTTGGGCAATACCAAATGTTCCTACGTCGTCCGTGTCTCCAACGATCTTTTCCCAGAACCCTATTGTCCCGTGTTCTTTTGTAAAATCACTTAGTTTCATTATGACACCCGGATAATAAACACAATATCTACTGAAGGCACAGTGTGGGTATGAGACGGTGTGGATGAGTTTATGGTACTAGCGTTACCAGCAGTAAACGAGGAGTTAACACTTCCAGCAGTAAATGACGAGTTTACGTTTCCAGCAGTAAATGACGAGTTAATTGATGTTGCGCTTGGGTTACCAGTGGTACCGCTAACGGAGTGATAGTGCAGTTGGTCAGTTTCTGCGTTAGGTATTGATTGCGCCCCAGTTCGTTGACCAAATAATGACCATGTATGACTGTGGTCTCCACCACCACCAGTGTTGTTGTTTGCACCAGAGTTTGGTTTAAAGTAACTGTGAGTGTGGTTACCAGAGTTGCTTGTTCCTACGCCTGCCGCAGACCAGAAGTGGTAGTGGTAGTTGCTTTCGTTTCCGCTGTTAGCACTAAATGAGTGAGTGTGTGACGTAGCATTACCGGCGGTAAATGATGAGTTTACGCTACCTGCGGTAAACGATGAGTTTACGTTACCGGCTGTAAAAGACGAGTTGACACCATGGGTGTGTACATCCACAGCCGAAGACGAATTAGAAGTTATAGTTGTCGGAACTGTAGGGGTACCTGTTGTCAACCCCTTTGGAACTCGTGCTGAGAATGAGGGAAGTTTAAAGTGGGTGGACCCAGCACCACCTGAACCATTGGTCAACGCCCCATAACGAGTTCCAATAACAGCGTATAACGCTCCATATGACGCAATGGCAAGTTCTGCTCCGTCACAAATAGCCCACCCTGTGGGAGCAGAGGATCCTGCGTACATTTGTACAGCACCAACAGGTGAAAATCCTGAGTACGCTGTGTCTACTGATACTGTTGCAGTAGACCCTTCAGACGGGGTATGAGAGACACTAATACCTGTTCCTGATGAAACATCCGACATGTAATTTCCTACGGTGTCGGTACCCAGATTAATTGCGTCGTTTACCCACAAAGTGCCGTTGTATTTTAAGAAGTCACCTGATGCAGGAGCATTTGTTACGAGGTCAACATCATGAATCTCGTCTAATTCATAGCCATTTTGTGTGGCTACATATATAATTCCGTTGTTAGTTGCCCTTACAACAACACCTACATACACCAGATGTTCTGGTGCGTATGGTTTAGTAGTGGTATAACCACCATTTTCACCAAGGTATAGTGTCTGACCAGCGGTGTAGCCACTACTCAAGTCCATACCAGTCACATAACCACGGGTTACCACTGGACCATTTGCCCCAGCGGCTATTGCCTCCGCCACTACTCCTACGGTTTTAGCCGAGGTTGAGTCTCCGTCATTATCGGCTCTCTTAACGCTTGCATGGTTACCCACATTACCGTATAGATATACAACTTCACCAATTTGTAGGGTGGTTGATTCGGCGTTGTTTACAAGACTGACAGTTGTTGGATATTCATTTATCCATGTTGACCCATCATAAACAAGTGTTTGATATTGTTCAGCGGATGAAACCGTAACATCGGATAGGTCGTCTAACGCAAGAGACCCAGATCCGGGGGCGGCAGGGGCAAACTTTGATCCGTTGTATGAAAGGACGTTACCGGTGGACGCACCAGTAGTATCAATTTCAACCCCCTTAATAAAGAGGGACTTTAAAAAGTTAGCCATACGGCTCCTTTAGAACGACTTATTAAGCAAGTATAACAACACGGTACTGGTTTGAAGTAGGTGCTGTTGCAAAAGATAGAGTTGTAGTTGTGCTTGTGTTAACAATATCAGCGTAAACGACCTCGCCAGTTGACACTTCATAAACAGAGACAACAAGATCAGCAGTTGCTAGACCGTGTGTGATTGCATATGAAGTAGCACTTGTGCTGAGTGTTTCTGAGTGCTTCTTCTTTGACCACTGTGGTGCTGAACCGCTTGAGGTTAGTACATAGTCCGAAGTACCAATACCAAGGGTAGTCGTGGTAGAAGACCCACTTTGATATACCAGCGATCCTGCGGCACCACCAGTTACGTTGGTAGCAGTAGTGGCAGTTGAGGCGTTACCAGTGTACTGAGAAGCCGAAAGAACTTGGGTACCAGCAATCTTAAGAACCTTGCCTGAAGCCAAATCAAGGTTTTCAGATAGGGTCCATGAAGACGTACTATTAGTGTATAGAATAGTCTTGTCTGTGGTTCCCTTAAGTGTGATACCGCCACCATCAGCACCTGCATCTGAAGGTGTATACACCCCAGTTGCTGTGCCGAGTTCAATGTTCTTGTCGTCAACAGTCAGAGTTGTACTGTTGATTGTTGTAGTTGTGCCATTTACAACTAGGTCACCGTTAATAGTTGTAGTGCTGTTTGAGGCACCTATGTTAACGGCAGTAGCCGCACCAGCGAAGTTAACAGTGGTAGCGGTGGTATTGACTAGATCAAACGAGGTAGAAGCAGTTGTGATGCTAGTACTAATGGCTGGTGAGATGCTAAAGACCGCCTTAG